ATGCCCAGATTGGTTCGTCCGGCAACGGTGCCAAGATTGGTTCGTCCGGCAACGGTGCCAAGATTGACAGCACTGGCGAAGACTGTGTCATCATGTGCGCAGGTATTAACTCAGTAGCAAAAGCCTCAAAAGGATCATGGATAACACTATCCGAATGGTCTTATTCGGATAAAAAGCAAAGATATATCCCCGTTTGCGTAAAAACGGAATTTGTTGACGGGGAGAAGATAAAGGCGGATACATATTACAAATTAGATGGAGGGGTATTTAAAGAAATACAATAGCCCCAAGGCATTGCTTATCGGAGGATCGCATGAGAGACATCTACATCAAAGACCCCGACGGCGAACCGGAGTACGACGGGGAGGAAGACAACGAGGAATATGAGGAGAGCATGGAGGAGCTTAGGCTCCTATGTGATTCATATAATTGGTAACATCCCGCCCTTACGAGGTGCAACCCCGACCCAGACCGGCAACCGATATCCTAGACAAGTGGTAGGCCATGACGATATCATTGGCCCGGTGGAAAGGGACACGGTAGTGAGGGCAGGGCGGCCGATGGTCTTAGTCCGGGTTCGACTCCCGGAGGCTGACGAATTTAAATACACGATAACATGGACAAATCAGAAGAGATTGACAAATTAGCGATAGCGTTGGCCAAGTTTCAAGGATCGCTAGAGCAACCAAGCCTCAATTCCGAGGTCAAGGTAAGGACTAAAACGGGAGGAGAATACAAGTTTAAGTATGCGGACCTATCCGAATGCAAAAGGGCGGCAAAACAACCATTAGCAGACAACGAACTTTCTGTATGTCAGCTAATAGAGGATGATTACTCTATCCGGACCATACTGCTTCATTCTTCCGGCCAATGGATATCGTCCAAGGTAAGGATGCCATCCAATACGGCGGACGCTCAATCCATAGGATCGGCCATCACGTACGCCAAGAGATACGCCTTTTGTGCCATTCTTGGCATCGTGGCTGACGATGACGAGGACGCTAACATAACGAGCGGTAATACCGCCCAAAAGGAGCAGCCTAAAGAGCAGCCTAAAAAAACGGCAAACTCCAGAGTAAAGAAAGAGCTTACGAGAGATCATCTAAACAATGAGAGCGCAATGAAATCCATATCGGAGTGGCTATACAATAAAGAGAAGATAGCCAAGGAGGCCAACCAACCATTCTCCGTAGAAAGCGTTATCAGCAATGCTTACATTATAGGAAAGGTAGAGATGGATTCTTTCGTAGAGATATACAACAACTATAAAATAAACAACAACCTGTCATGAGCAAAGAACTAGAGCTAAGCGGCAAGACCCCGCTAACGAAAAGCGATATCGAGGCTTTATCCATAGACCTTTTGAACCCGGTACTGGAAGGTGAGGTAGATCCCGTATCACACGTCGTCAAGTTAAAGGCGATGCAAGAGACCATCAAGAGGACGCTGGACGATGACCGGATGAAGGACGCTGTCCTTTCCGAGATCGAGAAATACGGGAAGGAGCGCTCTTGGAACGGGGCCACGGTCAAGATAAAGGAGACAGGCGTATCCTACGACCACTCCAATTGCAATGATCCGGTCTACGCTAGGCTGATCGAGGAAAGGCTGCTTCTCGATGCCAAGATAAAAGAACGGGAGGCGTTCCTGAAGACGGTGCCGGATAATACCACGGTCATTGATGACGAGACCGGAGAGATATACACGATCCATCCGGCGATACGGATGGCTAAGATGTCATATTCTATAACATTCAACAAAAAATAATCCACGCATGCGGTGGTTATCCCCGCCGTAGCGAATAACCGACCGCCCCGCTTATAAATCTAAAATTTAAAATCATAAACATTATGGCGAATTTATACGGCTCAATCTGCTTGAGCGACATACCGAAGGAGTTGATGAAAAAAGTAATGACGGCCAAGGGAGAGAAGATCTTCCTCAATATCTCGATCGGGGAGAAAAAAGAGCCTGTCACGTTCGACAACCGCACCTATACGCATTATGTGTCTTGCGCCCCAAGGAAAGAGGAGCGAAAGGAAGGCGTTTATTATGGCATAGGTGACTTGATGGAATCCACGTTCAAGAGCAATATCCCCTCACCGGAGGATATCAACAACGCCCCATCGGTTGGAGAAGACGATGGATTGCCGTTCTGACCATGGAACTATACTTGCTCAACACAGCCAGCGGATTGAGGCCATGCTATGATTCCGACTATGACGAGAAGAAAAAACTCAAGCTAGGTAAGATCTACAAGGCCAAGATAACGCTGGCACGGAACTACGACTTTCTGAAAAAGTATTTCGCCTTGATAAATTGCGCATGGTCTTACCAGAACGAGAAGACCACGGCGCATTTCAAGGAGAGCGTGGAGTGTTTCCGGAAGACCGTCGAGATCGCCGCCGGGCATTGCGATACGGCCTATAGCATATCACGTAAGGAATGGATAGAGGTCCCGAAGTCGATAGCCTTCGACAAGATGGACGAGGCCGAGTTCATGGATCTCTACGAGCGTGTGAAGGACGTGCTTTTCTCGGTATTCCTTCGTGATATATCCGAATACGATTTCATGAGAAACCTTTCGAATTTTTAGTCATGAGAAAAAGTGACAGGCCTCCAAATTATCTTATAGATAAGATCGTGAGGCATACCAACATTATTATTACCGCTCCTTATGGCAGCGTCAAATACATGGATGCTGCCAGACTCCTTAAAAAGGAAGTCAAGAAGCTGGAAACCTATAAGAAAAATGAGAGATCTTAAATACTGCCTCAATGAGGCATGCTCTAAAAGACATTGCCTCTGCCATCAACGGCAAAAACATTGGAAAGACCCGTCTAAAAAAGATGGGGAAACTGTGAGGCCGGAGTCGGTCTTATTTAATGGGAACACCCCTTGCAAGGGGTATATCCCACAATATGACAGGAAAAAGTATAATATTAATTATTAAAGTATATGGAAAAATTCATCGCTCAAAACGAGCCTTTATCAAACAGGCCGCAAGTCCTAGAGGACTCATGCGACGCCGTCGAGGAGATCTGGTACAATCATCCTTTTACCGAGGACGAGTTGAATGAGATCAAGACCAAGCTAGCGGACACGTCAATTGATATAGCCGAATTGGAACAGGAGAAAGCGGACTGGATGGAGTCGTACAAATCACGGCTAAAACCGCTTAATACGGCCAAAGCAAAATATCTTGACCAGATCAAGCGTAAATCCGAGGATATCAAGGACAAGTGCTATAAGTTCCTTGATCACGAGAACAAGGAAGCCAATTATTATAATGGTGCTGGCGAACTTGTCTATTTCCGGAGGATGCAACCCCAAGAAATGCAGAAATCAATTTTTAATATTAATCGTAAAACAGGAACAGAATCATGAGTGAGAACAAATTAAATGTGGTTGTACCGAAAGATTATAGTGGTGCACCAATCGAAGTAGTATTGAGAGAAGGAAAAGCACCCGTAGCACTCGACCCGAAAGAACCAACTCCCGTTGGTATTGAAGGAACGATTGACAGCCCTTTGCGTTGGCTCGAAAAACGAGTGGGGCTTATCGATCAAAAGCGGGCAAATATAACGGTAAACCGTGATGATATGGAAATATCTTTAGTGGACAAAGAGACTGATTACTATAGAAACCGTATTACTGGAGTATTACAGCCGTCCAAAGAAATGGTTGAGTTTGGTATCAATGCGGAAAAGAAGTGGGAACCTATCAAGTTATCCAAGTTCTTCAAGATGCATCGTGCCTTCTTCAAGGACAAATCAGAAAATATGACGCTGGTATCTGCCTTGAAAAACTTCAAGGCAAAGGTAAACCAAGACATAGAGCGAAGCAAGGAAGAGAATGGCAGCAGAACCGATAACTATTCGCAGGTGGTTGATTCCAATCTCCCGGGGTCGTTCAAGTTGAACATCCCACTTTTCAAGGGTTTTGCGTGTGAGGAAATCGAGGTTGAGATTTACGCTGATGTGGACGGAAGAGACGTTTCGCTATCCCTTGTGTCAGCTGGGGCAAATGAAGCCATTGAGGAATACAAGAATAAAGTGATTGACGAGCAACTGGATGCCATCAGAAAGATCGCTCCAGATATCGTAATAATAGAGATATAATAACGCAAGTTTCGTGTTTTTCATGGTATTAGATTTGGGTTAGAATGATTATCCCCGCCGTCCGTGAGGATATGCGGGGCAAACACGGTGGTATGGCGGAATTGGTAGACGCTAAGGTTTGTGACTATCGAGAGAATGTAGTTTTGTCCTTTCCTATTTGGAATTTCAGCAACTCATGCGGGTTCGAGTCCCGCTACCATCACGAATAACAAATATTTAATATGGAAACAATACAAGATTTAGATCACTTGACAATGGCCATATACCTTATCACCGCAATACTCGGACTTATAGCAGTGATCTTGGCCATATTCTTACTAATAAACGATAAAGAAAGGAGGAATCCATGGGAAAGAAAAGATACGAATTGGTGATAGCCGTTGACCCGGACATAGATAAATCCGGTGTATGCGTACTGTCTCCTTCCACGAGACAGATAATATTAACAAGCCTCCCCTTCCCTTCCTTGATTGACTTTATCAAGGAGGCGAGAGAGAGGTACAAGGGGGTAGACATAGTGGTCATTGTCGAGGCCGGATGGCTTAACGAAAAAAGCAACTACCATAAGGCTAGGGGTAAATCCGGCGAGAGGATAGCCAAGTATGTAGGTCGTAACCAGCAAACCGGGATATTGCTTCTCCAGATGTGCGAGCACATAGGTATTCCCTGCGAAGAGGTAAAGCCTTTGACCAAGCATTGGAAAGGGGACGAGGGCAAGATAACCCATGAGGAACTCTCCTACATAGTCGGTCCCTTGCCTAAGAGAACGAACCAAGACCAACGTGACGCTACGATTCTGGCTTGGTGGTACGCCGATCTACCAATAAAAATAAAGACTTGGTGATATGGCTAAGAAGAAAGACGAGCAAGAAAAGGTGAAATGTGGCGATTGCGCCAACGGACATCCTCACAAGGGGCTATGCGTTTGGTGCATCATACATGATGCTGGACGAGTAGCTAACTCCACGAGATTTTGTAACACTTTTAAAAAGAGAAGATAATATGGAACAAGAGAAATTTGATTTATGGTGCGTGGTCGAGTTATTCGGCCATTCAAGGATAGCGGGAAGATGTACGGAACAGAACGTGGCCGGTACCAATATGCTTCGGGTAGACGTTCCGGATACGAGTAACCAGCCCGGTTTCACCCGGTTTCTATCATCGGGGGCCATATACGCTATAAATCCTGTCTCCGAGGAAGTGGCAAGGCAAATGGCGGAGAACCTGCAAATACAACCTGTAAACATATGGGATGTAAACCACCTTGTAGACCAGAAACTAAAGTCCTTGCAGAGCGGAGAGTCTCCGGATTTTGATTTTTAGTATATGGATAAGGGTTTCATAATGCTCTCTCGTAAGTTTTTTTCTAATGAAATGTGGGAAGCAGCCCGGACATTCTCGGAGTGCGAAGCGTGGCTTGATCTAATACAATCGGCACGATTTGAGGCAACCGACACGATTGAATGTATCGGAGGTAGAGAAATAACATATGGGAGAGGATAATAAATCCTCTCTATTTTATAATAATCATTTAGATAACTGTATGAAAAGAGGACTAAGCAAGCTTACCCCCCAAGGAGCTATCTATGTTAAATAAGACTATTAAAGGGAAACGGATAGTATCCTTTTATTCTGAAGATGGGGATATAATTAATGAAATGATGCCTTCTTGCGATAAACTTCGAAAATTCAAAATTAAGCATGATATCATTTATGCACTTGATGGAACAATAGTAAAGCGCATTCCAATCGGTGGCAGAGCAATATATCTTTTTGCAGAGAATCATGGAATAAGCTCAAGAATGAGAGATGCAATTCGTGAAGAGGCCATGAAACTAAATGACAGTATAAAAAGAAAAGTATTTGAAAGAGACGGTAGATATTGTGCTGTTTGTGGATGTTCTGAAAAACTCTGCATAGATCATATTATTCCTGTATCAAGAGGAGGCTTTACAGTTTTGGACAATCTTCAAGTATTATGTGAGAAATGTAATTTACAGAAAAGCAATATGACAATGGAAGAATTTAAATTATGGAGAAATAAACATGGCACGACCAAATAAAGAAGGGCTAGACTATTTCCCTTTCGATGTTGATTTCTTTTCTGATGAAAAAATAGGCTCAATATCGGGTGAATTTGGCATTAAGGGTGAGATCACCGCTATAAAGCTGCTTTGTGCGATATACCGAAATGGGTATTTCATATTGTGGAATGATGCGTTAAAGATGTCACTGCTTAGAGGTTTACCCGGCATTAGCTTAGAATTACTGGAGCAGATAGTAACACGCTTGGTTAGGTGGGGATTCTTTGAACAGACTCTGTTTAGCACGGTAAGTGTTCTAACTAGCAAAGGTATTCAGGAGCGATATTTCAAGGCTATAAAAAGAAGGAAAGATTCATCTAATTATCCTTACCTACTAGTTAATGTGGACAATAATAAGGTTAATGTAAGCAATAATGACATTAATGTAAGCACAAACCCTATAAAGGAAAGAAAAGGAAATAAAAATAGAGAGAGTCTTAATACGCGTGAGACGCTTTTCGAGAATTTCAAGAATGAGTTATTGGGGGACGAGGAATGGCGCAGATACGCTTGCCAGATATCAGGATTGAGCGTCGCTTTCAATGACCTCATTCCCGGCGAGCTGGATAACTTCCTCGCTTGGATGGTATCCACCGGGGAAGGCGATACGCTAAAAACGATAGATGACGTTAAGAGACGATTCACCTATTGGTGGCAGGGAACAGGACTAAGGGCTTATAATCAAAGACATAATGGAGGAACAAGAAAAGAAACTTTCGGAGGCTATACAAGCCATGCGGGGGCCTACGGAAAAAGAGAGGCTCCAGCAAAAACAGGTGTTCAACCTAGTGAAGAAGCACGCAAGGACTATACAGAACGTTTCTAGGTACGATCTCTCGGACGATACGGAGTACATCAGCCACGCCCGGATGATAAAGGCGCTCGGTTGTAATTACCTAGGGATCGAGAGGCGGCAATTCGAGACAGACAGGGGTAATGACAAGGTTTTGAGATTCCTGTTGTATTATTTCAACGATTGTCCGTTGGCCGAGTCCGTATTCCCGGAGGAGAACTATAAGCTGCACAAGAACCTCCTTATCGTGGGAGATCCGGGAACGGGCAAAACGCTCATGATGCAGATATTCGCCGATTACTTGAAATTGACGGATAACCCCAAACGCTTCGTGAACCTATCCGTGACCCAGATGATGAACTATTACAAGATCCATGGTCACATAGACAGGTTCACGTACAACGAGGAGGCCGGGAAAGGGAGCATGGAAGGGAACCCGTTCGATATCTGCCTTAACGATATCGGTCTTGAGACGGAGAACCAGAAAAGCTACGGCACCAGCCTTAACAGCGTAATAGACGAGTTCCTATACGCGAGGTACGAGATATACCAGTCCCATCAGAAGAAGTATCATATCACTTCCAACCTATCCGTCACGGATTTCAAGAATCGGTTCGGAACTAGACTTGTGGACAGGTTCAAAAGTTTTAACGTGATAGTCCTAAACGGAGAAAGCAGGAGAAGATAACATGGAAATAACAGAGAGATTGAGAAACACCCCTACCGGCTTTGTTATCCAAGTCGGGACAAACAGGGTGCAAGTCAAGCGCTTCGAGGCAATATACCAAGGGAAAGCGGTCGTATGCAGGGGATGCCTATTCCGGGGCGATGGAGCTAGGGATTGCGAATACAGCAAGGCTTGCATGGCCCATCTGAGGCCGGACCATGAAAGCGTGGTTTTTGCTAAAACAAATAAGGTTTAATCATTCATCATAGTTGAAAGCTGCATTCATCTATGATGAGAGCAAAGAAAGAATATAAAATTACATGAGAACACCAATCACATATTATGGAGGCAAGCAAAACTTGTCCGAACGCATTGTATCAATGATGCCTAGGCATAAGATATATTGCGAGCCATTCTTTGGAGGAGGAGCGGTATTTTTTGCGAAGCCTAAAGCAGGCATAGAAGTGATCAATGACAAGAACGACTTGTTGATAAACTTTTTCAAGGTCTGCCAGTCCGCATCCAAATTTAAGGAGTTACGTGAGAGAATCCGGTTATCGCTACATTCCGAGTCTGACTACATTAGGGCTAGGAACATTTATCGAGGACGATCTGAGGTCTCGGATGTAGACAAGGCTTGGGCCGTATGGATCATGGCAAATGAGTGCCATTCTGGTAGCTTGTATGGAGGATGGAAATTCTGTAACGGTACCGCCGGGACACACTTCGGGAAGGTTTTCAGGAATAAGCGTGAGGAGTTCAACGATAAATTGTACGATCGCCTATCAGAGGTGCAGATTTCCTGTAGGGACGCGTTGAAAGTTATCAAGAACAGGGATAGCGTTGATACGTTATTTTACCTTGATCCTCCTTATCCCGGGGCGGTTCAAGGTCATTATTATGGTTATGGGGAGAATGACCTTGCGGATCTGCTAGATCTTTTGTCTAGGATCAATGGCAAATTCATTCTTAGCAATTACTGGACTGACACCTTACGCTCCTTTGTCAATGAAAACAAATGGAACCATAAGGAAGTAAAAGTCACCACTCATACGGCCGTTCACTCTCGGATAAGGGAGAGTACGGAGGTTTTGGTTTACAATTACGAGATTGAGAAAACATTGTTTTGATATGAAAGCGAAAATAAGAAAGACTGGGGAGATCGTTGATGTTATCGCCTTCAAATCTTCCGAAGCCTGTCCTGAAAAGGATTGGGTGCGCTATGTGGATTCCGAGGGGCTTGATCTCATACAGGAACTCAACGCTCTAGAGGATCTAGAGGTTATAGATAAGACGGAGGATAAAGCCGTTGATTGGGAGCAACGCAGATATGAGATTGCAAAAGAAATGATGGCAGCGTTTCTTAGTAATTCAAGCAGAGAAGTCTATGAAGGCTCTTTTAAAACACAAGCAGAATATGCCGTAGCTTTTGCCGATGGACTCATAGCTAAATTGAAGGAAGGAGGTGAATCATGAGAAATAAAGAACTAATAGCTCTTCTCCAAGAGCAAGACCCGGAAGCGGAGGTAATGATCCGCACGTCCGATGGAGAGTATGAGTACGATCCGGTGGATGTCACATGGGACGAAGAGATAGAATGTACAATTATTCAGGAGGGATAAATATGGAAGAGAAAATAAAACAATGTCCCGAGTTTCCCTTTTTCGGCGCATCTTATCCAGACGCAATATGCTGTGACGGCTATCTATGGGATCTTGACTCATATGATAGCGAGGTTGGGGGATTGACCATAGGCGGGGATGCCCCCTGCCCTTTCTGCAAGACCGAGGAATTTATTGAGCATGATCCTTTTTCCAAGGAAGATGAGTTCTATGAAGGTATTGAGGATGAAGAAAAAGCCAAGGAAAAAGCTCGTGAATGGTACTTATCTTACATTAACAAATTGAGGGAAAAATATGGCTAAAGAATACGCTATAGGCGAGACGTTCCGTCAAGGGAAGGTTAATCTAAAGGTTTGCGAGGGTCTTTGCATTGACTGCTATTTCTTTAGCAGACCTAAAGGAGAATGTGGGAATATGGCTTGTTTGGATCTCCAAAGAGAAGACAATCAAGATGTAATATTTTTAGAGGTGAAGGAGGATAAATATGAGTAGACTAAAGATACTAAAATCCTCTCTTAAAAAGAAAGAGGATAAATTAGACAAAAAGATCAACGAACACTTTGGGGATGTAGCCTCCGCTAACGGGCAACCTCTTAACGATAAGAGGAACGGCCCGGCCACTATGCGAAGATGGGATAGGCAGAACAACGCTATATCCAATCTCCAAAAGGAGATAGACAAAACCAAGTCGGCCATAGAGCGAGAGGAAAGTAAGCTCATAGGCATGGCCCGTAATAAGGAGCTAATGCCAAAGGAGATCACAGATCTTATCGATAATGGCATATTGATACAATGGGGTAAATATCCGCATATATTGTTTGTTGACGGCGTGGATAAGGCACGGATAATCTGGGATAACAAGAAGAAGATGGTCATGCACAAGTTTGCGGACTCATTAAAAGACAAAGAGCAAAGAAAAATATTCGCCCGGGTGTATAATTCGCTTCATGAGGCGATCAACAAGAAGGAGAAATAAAGCATGAAGAAAATAATGTTCAATGACCGATTTAACAATTAAATAAACAATCATGAATCAAATTTGCACGAATAAAGAACAATCCCACCGGCTATTAGAGGCCGGGGTGAACCCGAAGACGGCGGACATGTATCTTGACGAGTTCGAATGTCCGGTCGCATTTGAATATAGAAGGATTGAAGGGCACGTGGGTCAAGATATGGCATTCCCGGCTTGGTCTCTATCCAAGCTGATAGACATGATGCCTAAATCATACCAAGATGATATTGACGGGATGGTTTATTACCTATCCGGAAATTTCGTTGAGTTAATGTACGCATCGGACTGGATCAAGGACGGGGAAGGTGACAATACTTACAATTGCGCAAAATCCTTCGACAAAGAGAACCTGATGGACAATGTGGTTGACGCTATCGAATGGCTTATCAGAGAAGGGCACTTGAATAAGAAATTCCTATCGGTTAAATGCGGCGATTGCCGACTTATCGAGAATGAAGACGCAAACGGGGAAGCTTGGTGCGCCTTCCATCAAAAGCCGGTAAGGTGCGATAGTAGAGCTTGTGAGGATATTTTAAAGAAAGGAGTACAAAATGCGTGAGATTAAATTCAGGGGGAAAGACATTGAGAACGATAATCCGTGGCGTTATGGGTCATTGATAACCTATCCGAGCGGATGCACCTCGATAATAGGGTTCGACGAGTTAGGGAACGAGCTAAACCATGACGTGGATCCCGACACCGTAGGCCAGTTCACAGGCCTAAAAGACAAGAGCGGAAAGGAGATTTACGAGGGGGACATTATCAACGTGAATGGCAAATATCCTAAATTGATTAGGTACATAGATGAATGGGCGAGTTATTGCTTGGCTAATCTTACAGATTTGGACTGTGATCTTAAAACTCGTTATTGGCATCAAGTTAGTCCTTGCTGGTGGACTGATTATAAAAGAGAAATTAAAGTAATAGGTAATGTTTATGACAATCCCGAATTGCTGAAAGGAGGTAATGATGATCACACGTGATGATTTACAATTAAGGATATTGTCCTGTATGTCTATGGAAGGTAGTGGAATCGTTAAGTACAGGGATGACGTTAACAAGATTTCCGCTGTTACTATCACCCCAAGAAAAGACGAGCTATCATACGGCAAGCCAAAAACGACATACTACATCGATAACGTGGAAAAGGAATTTACAGACCTCGATGAACTCATAGACTTCTATAACGAGAAATTTAAGTTTGAGGCAGAAAATCCGGATCAAGAAGTAACATTTGTAAAAGTTATAAAAAGGAGAAATAAATATGAGCAAGATTGATAAGAGACAGACAGTAGAAGAAGCGGCAAAGGATTACGCCATAGGTAAAACGTTTTTTCGCAAGAATGTTCTCAAAGAAGTGGATGCGGATGACTATGTGCTTCGCAAAGATAATTGTCGTGAGGACTTCAAAGCAGGTGCCGAATGGCAGGCAAAGCAATCCACGTGGGTAAGCGTGGAAGAACGGTTACCGGAAAATCAAGACATAGTCTTGGTTAGAGATGAGTACGGAGGCAAAGCCACCGCTTATCTACATGGCAAGGATAGCGGCTTTATCGTTTACGGGGAGGACGCTTATAAGGTATTCGGAGAGGTTACCCATTGGTGCCATATTCCCGATCTTGAGGAATAGTATTAACCGAGCCTTCATGGGAAGGCTCATAATTTAAATAACATGTGCGTACTTATTTACGACGGGGATGTAGAAATACAATCCCCTAAACAACTAGAGGATCATTTCCCGCAAATCACGAAAATGATCCCAGCGGAAGGGTATGACAATATCATACCGGAATCTTGCCTGTGCCAAGTGGACATAGAGAATACTCTTGATAGTGCCGGAATAAAGTATATTGAAGATTGCGGGGACTATATAATCATTAATTCATGGGAATAAGCCAAATTGTCCGGGACGAGAGAGGATTGAAAAAGCTTCTTCGATCGTCCACTGGATTAAAAGTATTCGAAGCTAGGTACGTCGGATGTTACAACGGATTTATAAGCTTGTCAGACGAGGCGATACTAGACAAAGCCCATATCACTTTTTACAGGGGAAACTGGGATTGTAATAATGGAGGAATATACAAAATATGTATTTATACCCCTTCCATTGGGAACAGGGCAAATGTACCATACATCCAGTCTATCGTGCGTAAGATAACTAATGCCTTGGATATCCGCTTCGGAAAAGATGGATGGAATGAGTGTAACCGATCATTGCTTGAACGATGGAGACCGTTAAGCAGATTCTCGTTCTATTTGCAGTTGCCTAATTTCAGAGATATCATAACAGGCACATCAAGTGCCAAGCAAGTATAAATGTTAAACGATTAAATATAAAACCATGTATATCGAGATTTACAATAAAAAGAATCAGTTCGCCAAAATAGGCAGAAAATTATTCAAAAAGATGAATTTCAAGAAGGGGCATCCCGCTTTTATCCAAATTGTTAAGCTAAAGGGAAGCGACAAGTTCGCCATAATAAAAAGGACCCCATCTGAGACATTCAAGACACAATGTAACATGGTCGAACGCACAGGGGAAAGAGACACCCCCGGAAAATTTTTTTTCACGGTTCCTTCACTTGAGTACTTCATCGCTATTACCGGTATAAATATTCATGGTTCTAGGATATTAAAAGTAAGAGAGAAAGAAACAAATGGAATTAAATATTTCGAGATATGCGAATAATAACAAGATTGGTAAAGCCTCACATAAGGTTTCATAAGAGCGGGCTAATTGAGATATTAAGCCCTGCCGCAAAAATAATAGGTTTGCGCAACTACGATTCCATATCATTCGTCATAGATGATAACGGGAACCTCTATATCCAAAAAGATCCTGATGGTATACGTCCATTCTCTGTCAAAGGGAACCACTATCGTTTCCATTGCTCAAACGTGACCAATAATGTCTATAGGCTTCCCGATATAAAAGGGAAAGACTTGTTCAAGCCTTCTTTGTCTTTCAGGCTTGGAGCAACGGAGAATGAGAGGACTCCAATTATAACAAGACGGATCATCGAGCCAGATCAATAACCTTGTTATCAAACAAGTTTTATCGCTGGATTTATGATATCCGGCGATAATTTTACCTCAAAAAACATGGAAGAGAGCAATATCAGATTAACAGGCTTATCCGCCAATACATCGAACCTTGATTGTAACGATGGAGACTTGGATATATCCTTAAACTTGATATCCGAGAACGGAAGCATGAGAGCGGTGACATTCCCAGAACCATTCCTAACTCTAAATACAGATGAGAACTTGCTATTTGTCCATAATACATCTTCCAGAAAAATATTTATCTGCTCAAAAAGCGATCATCTGATAGGGTTTGAGCTGTCTGACGCCTCTGAAAGGGAAGAAGTCCCCATTGATTACACGCTTCAAGGCGAAGAAAGATGGGAAAAGATCACCAGCATAGGGAATACATTGATCATCCTTACGGACAAGAGAATGTCATATATCTTGTTAAAAGACGATGGATATCAATACCTTGGCGAGAAGCCTCCCTTCCTGTCAATATCATTTGGATTAAGAGGGAATGTCGCTAGATCTGATTTATTCTCTATTGAGTTACCGGATAAAATAGCTGTCATCGATGTCTTAAACAATTTAACCGATAACAATAAAAGAGCTATAACTGATACGGTAATGGCTAGAGCCATAGAATTTATCAACAACAAATCAAGGAGCAATAGCTCGTTTATATTCCCCTTCTTTGTACGATACGCATATAGGTTGTATGATGGGAATTATACCATGCATTCAGCTCCTATTTTAATGATACCATCATCGGACATGGCTCCAATGGCCGCCATTACATACGAAGCCTCAACAGACACCGTCATCGTACATCCCGGGACAGATAGAGAAGAGGAGATGGAGACGTTAGCGATACACACTATTAAAGGACGTGTATTGTCGATTACCGGAGGATTAGACAGGTTTATATCCGAACCATCCTCTAGTCTAGCGTCATGGAACGATATCATCAAGTCTATTGATATATTTATATCTGCGCCGATATACACATTCGACCAATCTGGTAGTATCGACAACATAAAATCATTAAATAACACACAGCTTCCTTATTCTTTTTGGGGCATAGTAAAAAGACCGACAGACAATAAATACGGGAAACTTAATTTCAAGGAAGCGTATCAAAACGCATATTCAGACACACCGGATATATTTGAGAATGATCTTATATTGGAACTGCCACGCAAGGATAACGCAATAGACGATATTTCCTCTATCTCTCTTTTCTATAAAATAGATTCAATAAATATAGACAATATAACCTATGGGGAGAGAGAGGCTATCATTGTAGGGGATTGGGAGAATCTAGAGACAAGAGAAAGACTGGATGACACTTATATCGGCAACCATTCCTTATTGCCATCTTTTATCTACCCGTACAATTCAAGGCTCAATATAGCCGGAGTAAAAGCGACACTATTTGACGGATATCCTCTAGACAGTATGGTATGCTATTCCAACACGGCGGCCAATTCTTTCTCCGTATATACGCATATCAAGAAAGAGGGGAAAGAAATAGTCGTAAAATCGCAGACCAATATACCATTAGATGGGCATATATATTACCTATATTATCCAGATACTGACGCATATCGTATGGTTATTGAAAGAGGTAGCGCAATCGATACCGAGGAGGTTTTCTTATCTCCGCATTCCTTGCTCAATGGCGCATATTACGCAAGGCCGTTTAACGACCTTTCTTTTGGATTTTATAATAATTCAATCGAGACCGAGGACAAGTCAATCATCCAACCCAACAAACTATATACCTCCGAGGTCAATAATCCCTTTTATTTTCCATTGAAAGGGATAAATACCGTTGGGGTAGGTAAAATCCTTGGGATAACTTCCACGACAAGACCTATATCCACCGGACAATTCGGACAATTCCCGTTATTGGTATTCTCTACCGATGGTATTTGGGCTATGGAAGTATCCTCCGATGGTACATACTCAACCAAACAACCTATGAGCAGGGACGTATGCTCAAACCCCGGATCTATTACACAGCTTGACGGGGCGGTCGCTTTCACGTCCGAGAAAGGCATTATGATAGTATCAGGAGGAGATACCACGCTTATATCCTCGATCCTCGATGGCCCAAGCCTAGATATCGCTTCTATCAAATCCCTGTCAGAGATAGCTACAAAAGAGCTTCTATCAGGAGAGATAAATCAGATGACACCTTTTAAAGATTACATAAAGGACGCATTTATGGCCTATGATTATCCGAACGGGAGAATAATGGTAATAAATCCTGATAAGGTATACGCATATGTCTATTCCATTAACCAAGGGACATGGAGCACGATATCATCGGCGTATAAATACGCTGTTCCAGATTATCCATCGACCTTTTTACAAGCAACCAATAGCAAAATAATAGATCTATCCTCAAAAGTAGATAACGACAGCAACGACAATAAAAAGGGAATTATCCTTACAAGGCCGATTAAATTGGGGGATGACATGCTAAAGACTGTCAATAATATTGTTTGTAGGGGAGTTTTCAACAAGACCGATATATCATTTGTCTTGTACGCTAGTACCGACGGGATCTTTTATTTTCCCGTCGGAAGCGTTATTGGCCCGTATCTTTCTAGAATATGCGGAACACCATTCAAATATTTCAGGATTCTGGTCACCGCTAATCTGACAAGGAAAAAGTCGATATCCGTCATATCCGTATATTATACTCCAAAATGGAGAAACAAGCCTAGATAAACGGATTAATCCTCCTCCTTATCGGACCGGTCCTCAATTCTAGGGCCGGTTTTATCAAAGACAGTTGCACGCTGGCTTTTTCCAAGTAAATAGTAGCGTCCTCAGGATTGGTCTTCTCAAAGATAGAGTACAATCCGTAGCAAACAATATGCTCGTGCATTAAGCTCTTAATGCGGGATGTCGCGGAATAGTTCCAACGTAAAGGCATATTGAGATTTATCATATAGTCTCCTGATATATCCTCTAGGCTGTTAAAATCCTCCAGCCTACCAACATTTAGGTATCTTGAGCATACATGCTTTATGTTATCAAAGGCGGAAGATAATGCCCGGGCAACAATATCTAGGTCCGGGCCTTCCTCCGGTGTTTGTATATCCGAGGCTTTATCCATATTATCCGGGGTCAATAACCTTCTTCCTGTAACATGGGCTATAGCCTTTATATCTGCCATTATCTCATCCTTGTGAAGGACAATCCGTACATTTGCCATAAACTTGATCGAATATATAATTATCTAATCCATAGTCTTTTCTATTCTCTCGCACCGGGGAGACACGATATAATAGTTCTCCTCTTATTTCTGACGATAACGCTATCGCCTTATCATTATAGGTCTTGACTTTTTCCGGTAATTTTAGCTCAAACCATCCAGACAAGACAATTGTAGCCAATAAATCCGAGACCAAGTCGCAAATTCCTCCCTCAAGCCTTCGGTCAAAACGCTCAGGCATCTTTACTTTCAAGGAAAATATCTCTCCTCTGTCAGTCTCAATAATATTATGTTTTACCGTATCCTTGTCCAGATAACGAATGAACAGAGATATGACTGTGTTTACAGCATTCCTCCAGAATGTATCTAAAATATCTTGATCGTATTCATTGGCCCACACCTTATCATACAAGGTCGATCCATCCTCCATGTTTATAGAGGAACCAGTTATAGAGGTAATCTTCTCCACTTCCTTATAAATATCTGCTTTTCGAATAGTTATGTCCATTATTTTTTTTCTCAAAGGAAGTGAAATCCAGAATATACTAACGATATTTCTTATTCATAGAATATTCATGGCACATCAAGTGTCTAATCCGAGCCATCACCTCATAGAAGTTGACAGGCTCGAAATCCAAGGAATCCGTGAGGCGGTCTATCTCCCGTCTTACGGATTCCTTTTTCTTTTTATCTTCTTTTTTCTTTCCCATAACTCATCGTTTATATCGTTCCTGTGACGATGGCAATCGCAAATGAACATCCTTATCTCATCGGACATCAAGGCTCCTATATCGCCAGCCAAGTAAGCGATAGGCTCCCCTCCGATCTCCAGATCCAAGGCCAAGGACATATGATCCGTCAAGTGCCGGCACTCGTGGAACAACGAATTAGAGAACTCCCTGTAAGACGAGGTCCGGCCTATCACCATGACGGATTCCCTTCGCCGGTAGTTGGAATAAGTAAGTCCCACGTCCAGATTGCACGACCCCATATTGCCATAAGCCTCCCGTATCTTGCTTTCCGGGCAACCGACCCTCCTCAATAGGGCTATGATATCGGATGTCCTCGAGCACGTGACGTTATACAGCACGTGGATCACCCAATCGTATCTCTTGATATGGTAATCCCGTCGTATCATCTCCTTACCGTCTTGAACTCCCGCTCTATCCTCCTCCTTTGTTGCCGGGTGAGATTGGTAGCCTTGAGATTGCGAACCACCTCAGATACCTTGTCAAAATCCTTCTCCGGCATACTCGCCAGCACGTCCTTGGGGGACTCTCCCTTCAAGATCCTCAGTATGTAGCCCCAGCCTCCCATCACATCATCTCCTCCCAGATTATAGGCGTGCCAGACCCTATGCAATCAGCGTAATACCTTGTGAACACCATGCCATCATAGCCATCTGGATCATCTATCACGGCCTTGATATACCTAGCTAGCCCTTGCTCATTCAATGGCAATCTCGATTGAAAATCGAACAGGCACATATTAGCGACATAGACATAGTCATATCCTTCTGACTTACTTAACTTAACGCCGTATTGCTTCAGTATCTTATCCACGTCTTCCTTGGTATAACTCCTAGTCTCTTTTTTATCTCCGGAATCGTCTACCGTCCACATCCGGGAAACGGCGAAATCGCACATGGCCTTGGAGAAATGCCAGCCATACGCCTTTAAATATTCTCTCATTCCCGTAGGGAACTTATCGTATGCGTCCAATCTCATGATCTGCTGATTTAAGAGAGGGACTTTCGCCCCTCCCATGATTATTATTACCTACGTCCACGTCCGGATCCTCTTACTCCCCGGCGATTGCCATAGCCTCCCCCGGATGATCCACGACCGCCGCCACGGTTGCCGTAGCCGCCACGTTCCCACATCTCACGGAACTCATCGTCGTCCTCGAACTCATCGTCATCGTCTTCCTCCATACGGTTGCCATAGCCTTCCATGGCCTTCCGCTTTCCTTCCTTACAGCCAAGCTTATAGGCCTCCTTAGCCAGTTCCAACATATCCTCGTCTTCCATGGCGTCGAATTCCTCGATCAGCTCCTTCAGTTTTCTGCTATATGTTCCCATATCACTCTGTTTTTTTATTATTGTTATTATTACCGTTCACGGAACCGACAAGTTGCTCCATCATGGCAACCAACCTTGCGTTAGCCTCCTTCAGATCGGACATCTCGTTTCTCATGTTAGCGATCTCACTCTCCCTCTCCTTCTCCCGGGCAAACTCAGGGTTCAGTATTACCAGCATCTTCTCGCACCCCTCAATCACGGATTTATGGTAATCGATGCTGTCAAGTGCCTGTCGGCTTTGCTGCATCATGGCGTTGATCTCCGTATTCAGGGCACCTAGATCGCATGACACAACCAGTTTCTCCCCATTTGTAGTGGGGTAATCCGTAATGGTAACGTCGGACAAGACGTTAGAGAAGCTGACGTTGTCCTCACCTACCTTGGCCTTTATGTCCACCACGATTTTAGCTTGCGGACCATACATATTGAAATTTGGATTCTCCGGTCTCGGAGGGGACACGCTGACTATGCTTCCAACCTCACAAAAAGGCGTATTCCCCTTATGAAGGATATATAAAGGATTCCCTTGTCTCTGATTCTTGAACATATTTCTTGTTTTTTATGAGAGCCGGATCGCTCCGGTCTCTCGTTGATACTCTATCACACCACTCCCGTCATTATCTGGAGCGTATTATTGCCCGACTCATAGTAACACAAGTAGATTCCGGTGCCGGTTATATCGGATGCCGTGACATCTGCGCCGTTAATGGTCGTTAGCGCCTGCGTGGAGCCGTTCGTGTCAAACACTACCGGCAACGTCCCGGTAGTACCAGCCGGGATAGGCTGGGCCAGACGGAACAAGATCAACCCGCTAAACGGGGCTGATAGGAACGGGTGATTGCGGAAGGAGAAACGAACGTTGGTCGTCCCGACCGTAACGCCCGTGCTCTCCAAACGTGGGATACCGTTCTTGTTCGCCATTATGAAAGGACTAATGAATGCCATAACTCTTTATTTTTAGGTTATTAACTCATTATCCCCATCCGTTGCCGAAGTTTCCCCAGTTACCGAGACCTAGGCCTAATCCGTACTGGGCGGCCACGCAAGTGGGTATGCCTACCACGGGGGAGTAAGGAACCTTTGCCACCTCCGGCTGGTTACACTCGATCTTGGCCAATCTTGAGCTCAAATCACCCAAGGCGTTACCTAGAGGGGCGGTCTGCGCCTGTAGAGTAGCGGCGAAATAGGCGTTCTGGTTGCTTTGGGAGATCTGTCCTTTCAAGGCTAGGTTCTCCGCCGTCAAGCGATCCATCTTGTCTTGTTGATACAAGTTCTTGAAATCACGAACCTCGTTGATGATATCACGGGTGTTCTGCAGACCTGAGTCACGGAGAGTCAACGTGTTGTTGTTCATCGTATTCACCAGCGTGTTTGTCTGGTTGCAGCTAGCCAATTGGTTCTCGTAGCCCATCTTAGTGATGTTGTTGTTAACCGTGCAGCAGCACTCGGCGATCTGGCTCAATAATTGATTGTTACCACTTTGGACGGCGTTAATGATTTGTTGGGAACTCATGCCTACTTGGTTACCCACGCTCTGGATCTGTCCTTGGATCTGGCAGATAGCGTTTTGTAATTGTTGGGTTGAGCAATTCAAGGAAGATGACAATTGGCTGATAGCCGTTCCGTTTCCTTGGATAGCGTTCATCAACAATTCACGACCAGCGTCATTGTTCAATTGAGCCGGTAATCCGTTAGCCCCGTTGTTGCCGAAGCCGTTGCCACCCCAGCCTCCCCATACGAAGAACAGGAGGATGATCCAGATCCACCAGCAACCACCACCGCCCCAAGCGTCTTGATTGCCCTTATTGTTCATCAAAGCCGCTACCAAATTGGGGTCCAATGATTTTCCACCGCCACCCATCAAGCTCGGGAGAAAGGCCATGATGTCAAACTTACTTCCACCGGAATTACCTCCTTCGGGAGTACCGATAAAATAATTTCTATCCATTATCTTTAATTTTTGTCGTTAATCCGGCACCATTACCGGACACGACAAAAATCATGAGAAGGGCTTTGCTCCTAAAATAATGATTTGCTAGTCCTTTGCTAATTCATTGCTAATTTGTTGCTGATAAGTTATGAGCATCCAGCTACGATTGTATTTGCTAGGGAAAGTATTCCTTACGTAATTGACAGCCTGTCTCGTCAATCCCGTAAGCTCCGATATCACGGTATCCGTGTAGCCTTTCATCGTTAGATTCATTATGACAAGATTCCGTGCGTCAACGTACTTTTCTCTTTTACATGAGAACATCATTATAGGATCAACCCCACACACCTCACAGGCGATAGAAATAACCCTTCTGTAAAATTCCTCTACCTTACTCATAACTTTTTTATAGATTTTGTTAAACAAAATAACTCCACGTATGTTTTATAGGTACAAGCCCCGAAAAACATACATGGAGTTATGTCTTTCCTCCGGAAGGTAGAAGAGTTGGAGGAATAGGGGCTTTATTCAATACCCGCCCCTATGGGTATTACTCACCAGATCCTATAGAATCCTCCTATACCTACATAAGGTGATAGTCCATGCTTTCCGATCCCATAACCGGCTATCGCGCCGATTCCCCATCTACGGGGGGAGATCGTCTTGGTTATATACTCAGTCCTTCTATAAACCTCGATGTAGTCAAGATCAGGCTTATAGCCGGATATTGACAGCCGGTAATCATCCGTCTTGTACTCCTTTTGAGTTATCGGCACCGGGACATATATAGGTTCCTTAATCGTGTCACCGTCTAATGTAATGTAGACAGGAAAAGGCTCTGGTATCGTCCGCACCAATGTCTCGTAAACAGGATACGGGATACTGTCATGGATCGTGTCGGTTATTAATACGGTATCAGATTTAGACACGACTTTATCAGTCACATCCCCCCGGATATGGTAGCCAGCCGTGAAACTGGCTACCAAGCACACTAGTATTAATATTGCTTCCCAAGGTTTCATTTTGCGATTCCCTCAATACGGATGCGCTCAATAAGGATTTGCCTATAAGCTTCCATCGCTCCGAATTGTGCACGTAGCAATACTTGCTTTTGCGTTGACAATCCTTTGAACATATCCGTACCAAAAAACTTACCTAACTTTTCTTGTTTATCGGATAATTCGGACAATTCTATTTGGAGACGATCCGTAAACGTATCACAGACCTTATAAGCCTTCTCGAATGGCCCTGCTGGACTCCATGACTCGTAACCGTCTTGATACTTCACATGATATCCAGCATTTAACTTCTCGCTTTCGTTAGGTACTCTTCCCGCTTTAAGCAATCCTTTCTCAAACGCTTCGCCCATTGTCATAGGTTCTGCTTCAATCTGTTTTGTTCCAATATATTTTTTCATCTTATTTTACGCTTACCTTTACAGCGTTAGGTCTTATATTATTAAAGTAAATTCCATCCAGCTATAACGTCCGACATATCAGCCTCTATCCCATTCTCGATCCGACTCATCGCTGCCACGATCCGGATCATCTGCTCACGATCGTTTACATTTATCGGATCATCAGCCGGGATACCAGCATAATCTGATACGGCCTTAACGTAAGCGTCCGTATCGTTCTCGTTTTCCGGCGCCCAGCGACCTATCATCTTGCGGATCGTGTCCAGCTTATAGTTCCGGTAATAGTTAGACAGGATCTTGAAGATCGCCCGATAGCCATAGGCCATAGTCTCGAACTGCTTAAACGACTTGTCCTTGCTTGGTCGAACCTCTCCTTGAAAGAGATCACTGTTGATCCTAATATTTCCCGGGTTTGCATTTCTCAACCCTCTAGGTAATTTTTTCTCTGACATTGTTATTTTTTTATTACATTTGTGTACTTTATTACTTATCTCCTGCCCTATTGAGAAATATGGTCAGCGATGATTTCACACCAGCTCCCCTATCCTTTTGGATCTGGGGAGCCTTTTTTATTCTTTGTCTTGTTATACTCATCCAAGAAATTGACCTTACTAATGAATTTTACGGCGGCAACCCAATACAAGAAGGCTATCACCTTGTTATCCGGGAATACCTTGCCCATGTTCTTCAAGACATTAGTACCGTAAAACCATATCATCGCCCACGTGATCCAAGACACGAAAGCCTTGGCGTTATCCTCCGATATATCCATCATCACGCCTATCCAAAACGAAATGATAATTATCAGGAAATACACAAGCATGTACACCCAGCTACGGATGAACTTGCTCTTCCGGAAATCCCCGTGATCCGCGGCCAACCCCCAGAACGTATCGATGAAGGCCAGCGACAGGATCACCACCAAGAAGTTCTCGATCGGCGAAACGAAGTCCATCGCCGTGACAAAGGCGGCTATGGCGATGGACTTGGCCCAATTTGCGAGGTCGGATATGTAGGAGAGGTAGCGGTACATAAGGTTGTATCTATCAAAATAACTCGTTGAAATAGAATGATGCCCGATATGTCTCAAACGCCTCCGGAAACGCCTTGACCTCCATCCCCGAATCCAAGGCGTATTGGATAATATCTGACACTTTCTCATCTACGTCCGTGCCACTGCCCCAAGTATTAGCATGGGTGACTATGACAACCCATCCATTATCGGCAACACATCCATCTATCAATCTCTTGGTTCGGTCTTGATTTGATAGACTTGACACGCTTATTCGAGGGATGTTATACCTGTCACAATTACCCGAGATGCTTATGAAACTGTTATTTGACGTAGCCCCGCTCATCGTCATGAGGCTTTCCATCCCATGCCTCTTGGCTAGGTTCCTTATAAAATCATCATTGACTCCATAAGGGGTAATCCAATGCTTATAATTCAAGAAACCGTATCTTTCCATGTCTCTCAATCCCCTGATGAAATTCTCCTTTATCAAACTCTCGTCATACATCGGGTTCCCGGATTCCCAATATCTCGTCTCATCGCCTTTTTGGTAATAGCAATGATAAAGGCAACCAAATCCCTCTTGCTCATACTGTAACAGCAGGTCGGCCAATCCTTCTTGCTCATTGAGGTTCTTAGTCATGACCGCATAGTTCCCGACAACACCTTTAGACACGAACAAATTCCTGTATCTCTCAACAAGCGCTATACTGGACGTGTCATCATCGACAAAGGATATCATGGGTTTTCTTGGTTTAGAAAAAGCCGATTTATCGGCGCATAGCTCGTTTAGCTTATAGGAAGCATTGCCATTATACGACGTTTGCTCTGGATTGTCCATTTTATTCGCCGTAGCCGTTATCACGGCGTTATTATCCGTGTACATAGTAGTCCTACCCAATTTGCTCCCTCTCTTCTTAAAGGTTTCCGCTATGTCGGTATAATCGCTGGTAATATACCGACCTCCATTGATAGGCTCATAGGCCGTCTTATGGGTGCCGATCTCTATCTGCGGATAGAAAGTGACATCACCCACGAATCCCTCGGCCACGAATAGTCTTATACCGTACTCTACACCCGCCTTCGCCTCAAAGGTCAAGCCGTTCTCATCCACTAATAAATTGGAGTTTACACCATCCCCTACCTGCAACTGGGCCTTAAAGTCATAGGTCTGCGGGACGCTGCAATTCCCTGATACCGTAACCCATGTATCATTGGCGAACTTGAACTTGAAGTTATGATTCCATGTCTTTCCATTTAGATTCCAGTATTTCTCCGGAAAGTTCTCGCCCGAGGATACGCTATTACCGGTAGATCCTTCTGATACCACCCTTATCGTATTGGCGGTAAACGTATAGGTGTTACCATTGTTGATCCTTTTTACCATATCGCTGGTAATCATGAAGATATTCTTGCCACAAAAAGTGACCAACGTATCCGCTGACAATCCGGAGATGGACAGATCCTCGAAAGGAAGGGTCGATGTACCCTCCAATACCAAGGGATTGCCTACGCCTGAGACGGTTCCCATATTATTGATATTATCCAGTTTACCTTTCACTTGATCGCTCGTGTAAGTATCGATCAGGACGGGATGGACGACCTCGTCGACGGTTGTCCCGCTAAGTACCCTTATAGCCAATATAAGGCCGTCTGCATCTTTAGGAGGGGTGAAGGTATAGTTCTCATTTACCGTACCACCGGTTTTAAACTCACCGCCGGCATACATCCATACGATGAAGGAAGCATTCTTGGCTGAGTAAATCAACTGATAGGTCTTACCGGGAACGATACTATCAGGCAATTTACTCCGGTCAAGATAAATAGAATTCGATACATCCTCAGTGGCCGTCCCGTACACATGGTATCTTCCCTGACCCAGATATTGGAAGGTTACTCCATTGGATATAACAGTGGCATGGGTGAACTCATCCCTTTTGAGTATATTATCGCAGTTCAACATTCCAAGATCCGCGGCTGATTCCGCTAATTTTGTCACCTCCCCCCTCAAGCTCGTCTCCCTCGCGTCCGTGCCAATCCACGCCCCCGCCTCATGATCAGCCGTGAACTCGTACAAGAGACCGCCGTAATTAACGATATCGCCTTTTACGTAGGGCTTGGTATCGGAGAAGACAGGGTACGTGTCTAGGCCGACGATGGATGAAACAGCCTTTTGGCTCATGACCTCCGTCTCGCTATTCCCGATCGTCTGAACCACACCGGCGGCTATGCTTTGGAAAACCCCGTTATCCACCCATCCTGAATCGTTATACACGTACATCCGGTATATAGGATTCTTATGTTCCGTGTCCTCAGCCGCGTACGTAGGGCCTACCATGTAGATATCACCCTGTTTCACGCCCGTAGAGGGCAGGGCTGAAGAGGTAGCGACATACCCCTTTATATATAGGTCTTGCGTGAACGGCTTTGACAGGTCAGACCATGTTTTCTGATCCCGTGATATCTGGATCTTATTGTCTTGAAAGCGGAACCAAGCGGCGATATACTCAGAGATCTCATTCCATACCTCTCCATCATACGAGTATTGAAGCTTGTTATTAACCGTGCGAAGCATGGGAGTAAGCCCGTTGTCTCCTTTAGGTCCCTGTGCCTTGAAGCCGGTATCAACTCCATCTTGAAACCAATTGCCGTTAGAGCCTATGGTTATGTTACCCCCGACCGGGAGGGCGTCCGTTATCCTAGTCCAAGAGGAGTCAAGACGGAAGAAATCATCGGCGATACAAAGATCATAGGTGAGCTTCTCGGTTATCGTCTCCTCGTCAAGGTTCTTGTAAGTGATTATGATACCCTTCCTTCTCATCCAGAAAGGTAACTGTACGCGGGTATCCCCCGCCGATCCCATCCAAGGCAAATACACGTTGTTGCATTTCCACAATATGGAATCAAGCCTCTCTTTCGTCCTAGCGTCATATACGGCCTGAATGTATGTCAACGGATAGATAGGAAAACGCTCGTTCTTATCCTTGGCCAGCTTGTCTAGCTGCTGTACGCTATCCCTCTCGTAACCCTCGCAAATATCTTTTCGCTCTTCCATGATGTATCGTGCTTTAGTTCGTTATACGTAAAATATGTTGTAGCCGGCGTTAAGTCTCAAGATCAAGTCTAGGTCATTAGCCTTTACCCAATCCTCGCCTTCCTTCTTGTAAAGGGACAGCTTGAAGACGCTCGTATTATCCCGTTGATCTAACTTGTAGGTGTTCCCGGCCAGATAGAAAGGCATACCTACCATTATGCGCTGATCGCCGTTCTCCGTAAGATCGATGTTCTTACGGCCTTTGTACAATGTCCTTACCTTCGGCTTGTAAACAGAGAATACAAGCTTGAATATCTTTCTGATGATCGTGTATATGAATTGTCTCATGATTTTCAACTTGTTAATTTAAAAGTATAAGTTCGCCGTATTGTTATATAATTTCATACTCTCCTTTATCTTTTTGAAATATTTTCTTTCTTTCCATAAAAGAATTATGTACCGTTTTATACAAACTATCACACATTAACTTGTGCCCATTAATCTTTGGGTGTAATCCATCTATTAAAAATATTTTAGAATTATATATATTCATTCCACAAGAATACATATCGACGATACAAGCACCTAAGACATTAGACACACTTTTTATACATTCATTAAATTCATACAGACTGTCTCCGTTAGCATTTACAATTGGATACTCATTAGCAGAAGATTGATCATAACCTGTATTAGACACAGGAATTAATAAACATGTAAATATTTTAGCCATTGGATATTTCTTCATTATTTTTGCTAACATTAGAGCATACCCTTCAGAAAAAGTTGATTGAACTCCTTCAGAAGGAATAGTAGACTTGCTATTCCATGTGCCAATAGATTTATTTCCTGTAGAACCTCCAAAATCATTTATGCCAACATTGATGATGATTATGTCAGGGTCTCCGTTTTCTCCTAATTTATCTATTCTCGCAGTTGAACAGCAAACACTTCCAGTGGTATCATTACTATTTCCACAAACATGCGACCCACTATAAGAAGAGTTTACCCCCAACGTAGCGTCTGTCGCTTTAATAAAGCGCATCCAGTAAGTATTGTTTACATTTTCTAAATTTGCATCATTATAGAATGCAGGATATCCATTAGGTAAATAACCATCATATGTTGATATGCTATCTCCAAGTATAGATATCTTTTTCCCTTTTAATGATTTTTCGTTAACCTTTGTTCCATTTATATTTACCCAGTTATAGCCATTCCATAAGCTATATTCAATCCTAGACTTATCAAAACACAGAAGCCCATATTCCCCTTCTAATAAATCATCAGGCAGTCCTCCTTCGCCATCAGAGTATCCTACACTACCAATAGTATTGCCTACGACATATTTGAAGTTATAATCGTGAGAATTTGAAAAATTACCAAATTTCAACTTGCCATTGCCACCTTCTGGGACAATACATTCATATTTATCCTGTATGCTTAATCCATTATTATTGTTCGTAAGTATCCTAAAACTGGAATTTAAATTACCATTATTGTCTGGTCTTTGTGAAAAGAATAATCTGCCGATCAAATTACCTGACTTTACAAATCTTAACACAAAATCCATATCATCATTATTTACCCCTTTAGCATCTGTATTAAATGTATACCAGTTTTGATAACTATTTTGTGTAAAATAGTTATTAAAAATCCATCCATTTTTTCCTCTTAATGCCAATGAAGATGATCTATTTTGAGAAATTTCCGGGATATCTGGGCTATAATTAAGAACATCACGAGTATATGCATTTCCACTTTTAGAACAAGCTACAAAAACGTTATCCCAATTGCAATCTTCTGGTTTATCAGATGCTATATAGAAAAATTTAATTATATTGGAAGTTCCTTGATATGAATTACCAACACCCCTACAACCCGAGAATAGATTAGAATAGGCATCATTTAGAAAGAATCCCACACCTCCATTTAATCTTCCGTTTACTATATCTTTAGGACTTTTCATATTATCAATAGGGTAAGTATCATCTGTAATTACTCCAAAATAACTAGATACACCAGCATATTTTGTAAGATATACCCCGATATTACATGTATGAGGAGGTAAGTCGGTAACTTTATCATTATATCCCCATATATGAATACGACTAAACATGTTTGACCCAGCATCAACAAACATTCCGATATGATAATGTGTAATAAATCCATCACTAATAAACACATCTGTGGATCTTACACATAAACCAGAGTACATGGGCATATTATCCACATCTATAGGAGCATTATTTGAGTAAGAGTAATCAAATTTAAAATTAAAGTCTCTTAATACTAGTTCAGCGCAATTTTCTCCTATGTAACAGGATGATTTATGCATATTGCATGTATAAATACCTTCTAAAGAAGTCTTAAAACTATGTATTAAGTATATTCCTCCCACATTTAATCTATTATCATTTTGTATATTAAGATTCTTTATAACACCTCCCCAAAATCCATCATTCCAAGCGGAAGAGGAGAATACACCAATTACATAATCTCCGGAAAAATCTTTATTGGGTTGAAATATACATCCTTTAAAATCAAGACAAAGAGAGAATCCAGTTAAATCAATAGAAGATGACAACCTATATACGCTATTGCTTTCAAAATCAACAACTACACCTCCATAATCAAGAGTTATTGATTTATCAACTCCCTTTAATCGATATAACATATCCATAATAAAAGGAGAATTATCTATGTTTTTTGAACTAACATTAAACCACAAAGCTTTAAATGAACATTCAAAAGATCCAATAAAAGTTATACCATCGAAAATATTATAACATGCTTTAATAATAGTATTATTACCTTGTAATATTCCATTCCTCAAACTCCCCCCTTGGAAATCCAGCACGCAATTCTCCGGCACCTCGATCGTCTGCCCGGCTAGGCAGTAGTCATACTGGATGATGTAGATGGTATTAGGCTTTCTCATCATGTGCTGCGAGAGCGTGTTCACGCCGTTCACGTAATGCTTCCGAAGGTACACACGTCCCATGCCGGAGTAATCCTTCGGGGCGTATTCCTTGTCTTTCAACTTCAAGGTCTGATTTTCCGAAACGGTTATATCCTCCTCGTCCGGAAGGTTGGTTATGCTCTTGTTACCGATCAATTGCTTGGTAGCCTCGGAAAGATCGTCCGGATCGACGGAACCGGGCTTCAAGTCCGTTACCTGTTGGTTGGTGATGTCGATTATCTCGTTCCTCAATCCCCTCCGGGTGATATACGTATCACGGATAACGTTACCCTCATGGTCTCTCCAAGCACGGTCTACCGTGATCTCCGGGGTAAGGTCGATATCCGGCTTGAAACCGGCGGGACGGGCTGATAAAAACGACTCCTTAGGTATGTAATCAAGACGCTTCTCCACCTTATCTAAATCAGAGTTTACCTCCTCGAAATTTTCGGAGGTCTCCTTCTTGAAAGCATCTATATCCTTATTTATATCATCGATAGAATCATGTACCCCATCAAGATCATTCTCCATGCCGATAATCGCCGATTTTATTGTCTCTATATCGACATTTATCCGTGATATGGCATCATCTATAACGTCTATCCTCTCCGAGTTCGGGATATCCATTGAATCCTTAATCCATATAGATGATCTTCTGGGTTTACGTAAGATAGCAACCTCATTCAATAATTTCAGATCGCTTCCAAAATGAGTATAAATCCCATTCTTGGCCGCTATATAAAAGATATTGTCAAGCCCAGAAACAGGAGTGGTGTCTGGTAACGCATAACCAGCGAAGACATACCCCCTTCTCTCGAAAAGGCCGATAAAATCCTCTACCATCTGGACTAAATTATCCTCCTTATCCTTTAGTATCCCCCAGCTTTGACGATTCACGTTCCAAAAATGCTGGACACCCAAGATATAAATATAATCCCCGTCCACGCCTCCGTTAGGATACCTACGCATAGCGTCATACACGTTATCGAACTCGCCCAGATTATGAGGATCTGTAGCCAAAGGCATCACGTTGTTATCTTTCTCGCTCATGACTCCACGAATGATTTTCCAATATTAAAAAAAGTCTCGGCCATTTGGGGTTCCCTTCTGGAAACCATAACCAATCCGGCCGTATAATTTATAATGGCCTCCCGAAGGAGGGAATTGAACTCTAGCTCTTCGTTGTTATCCCCCGTATATGAAGGAACGGGAAGATAAAGCGCCCTATCTATCCGGTGATCCCTACGGTTATATTTCCCGTCATTCTCAAACCCCACGGTATAATACCGAAGGATCTTACTACCGGACAAATCCCTTGAGAGCACGCAAACAGGACGAATCGGCGTGCCACGGGTATATACGTTATATTGCATCCTAGCCTCCTCCGTATCATCCCCTATAGCGTCAAATACCGGATTACGCCATGATCGCATCTTAAACAAGGTCAGTCTAAGGAAATCTGGTGGAAGCACCACGTATCCGGAACCATCGGTATCGCAATATTGGGCCGCCTCAGGGATTACCAACGGAACGCTATCTAACATCTGTACCGGAGCTATCCTCTCCACTGATCGTACAGCGTCAAGCAGCTTCTCCCTTATAATCTCATTAAGCTCCATATTGTTATCCTCCGAGACTATATACTCTTGCTCAATCCTGTTCTCATCCAAGGTTATCCGCACGGATGTCACCAAATCCTCGACATTATACCTCATATCATCCCATATTAGGAAATACCACCCCGTTTTTCCGGGCTTCCCTCTGAATGCTTTCCGGGGATATAAGCCCGCTTATATCCGAACCGAAAGTTTTCTCTAAATAATCAATAGCCTCTTGAAAAGACCTTATCTCCCCGACCGGGGTCAAATCCTTTGTCCTAGACTTTTTATCAGGAACGGGATCAGATTCTATCTTTATAAAACGACTCCCAAAACAATCCATTGACTCCAACGCCTTGGCCTCATCCTTATCCCTAGGGATATAATAACTCCCGTTCCTTGTCATAGGGATAAAACGAATCCTTCGATATCTATCACGCACCTTAAGATTAAATGACAAAACACTATCTGAGAAATATTTCATGACACAACGATTTAAAGCGGGGAGGCGAATCCCCCCCCCTATTTTATAAAGAACCTAACTTAACACGGATGTGGGCGTTCGGATATACCAGATAACAGCAACTGGCCTCATTCAAGACCACGGCACTAGTCTTACGTTTCGCTAATTTCTCCATGTCATAAGTCTTTCTGCTAAACATCTCGAAAGTCCTTTTACGGAGGTATTCGGGGTCCATAACAAAGGCCTCGTCTGATTTCATGTTCATATCAAGCAACTCATGGTGCATAGCCAGCAACTTACCGAAATTGCTATCGAAAGAGGTAAATTTAAGCCCCCACTTCTCGAACTCCTTAACGACCTTGAAACGCTCACTCTTCATCTTGGCCAAGGCTGCCAAGAAATCAGATCCGCAGAAAGCGATCTTCGTCTTGTTCCCCGCATCATTACCCGTGAAGATCTCCTTCAAGAAATCAACCATCTCATCGTCCTTGATCACAATCTCATTGGTCGAGTCATCAACGGTTCCCAAAGACTTGTCCTGACCTGCCATCCACCAAATACCACCGGTGAAATAAACATCCATACCCGTTTTCTTGGGATCCTTACTCTTTCCCTTGATACCGAACAGGAATGAGTTCTCCATACCCAAACGCATATCATAGATAGCGTCCTCCTCCATATCGTCAAAGTTCCAGTCAACCTCCTTACTCCACATCTTATTATACGTGGACTCCTCTACCTGCATCATGAATCTCTGGCAAAATTGTTCTTGTGGCGTAGGCAATGAATAGAACTGCCCGGTCTCCACGTCCAATTCCCCTGCGGCACGGCCCATACGAATAAGCACGTCATTCTTTTTAAGGGCTGGAACGATAGAATTCTCTCCTGTCGTATTTCGTTTGCCGTTCACGGCAATCACTTGCGGATATCCCTCGTTCTCGCTCTTGCCCACGACATAAAGCATCAAGTCCTTTACCGTATCCTGAGTCGATCCATCCTCTTTATAGCCCTTGATCCCAGATACCCGGATCGTATCAGTCACGCTAAAGAGAGAAGCATCATTCACAGGCAAGGTTACATAAGATGATCCTGATGCCATCTCGGTCGTATTGGTCTTGACGGAATCCTTGATGGGTCTTGTCGATACACTGTAATATTTCACGACCATGCTGTTGACCCTGCTAATACTCTCTGCGCTCCTCGTGATCTGGTCTATAGGAGTACGCATCGGTCTCATTTTCGTGATACGCTTGTCTATAGCCTTCGCATAATACTCTGGATTATCCGTTTCTTTCGAGATTTGAATGCCATCCGTAGCAGTCGCCCCGCCATTGGCATCCGTGACCGCAATCCCCGGGTTAATATCAGTCACCTCTCCCCCTCCATCCGTGGTTGTCGGTACGGCCATACACATCCCGCATCCGGTAGTGGCTCCTAGCATCACGGCCAAAACGGTCAATACCAAGCCGCCCAAATAATTAAAAAAACTCTTTGATCTCATTTTACTAATTGTTTATGGTTATTAATTATGATTATTGCCAAACACTCTTACGTCCCGTGATCTTGTCTAGTCTGTCAATCGTCGGGTTTCTCTCCTTTTTCGTGGGAGATGTCATCCCCCCGCTGGAACCCAGATCGGGCGGCAACCGATCCACCTTGGTACTCTTTCTCTTGTTTATGTCTATATTGGCGTTACGTCCGGCTATCTCCCCCTCATTACGGGCCTCCTCCTCACGTTTGGCCGCATCCATCATGGACTTGTCATAGTTTGCCGCTTTCATCAGCATCATCCAATCATCCTTGGTGACACCGTTCACCACGATCCGATCCAACAATCCTCCATCGGCGTAAAGGAACTCATAAGCCGCCCTAGCGTCCTCGTCACTGAATTTACCTTCCGACTGGGCTTCCTCCAGACCTTGGATCATCAATCTCAGGTTATCCTCCGCCTGCTTTTGCAGTTCCTTGTCTCTCGTCTGCCTCTCCATATACTTGGAAAAAGCCTCTGAGAATTTGTTCTTTCCCTCCTCGCTTTCCAAGGCGGCCTTAAAATCATCCCCGTAATTCTCGATAAGATATTCCACGGGATTACCGCCCTTGCGCATCACCATCAAGAAGCCGGCGCTCCTAGGGTCAGAGGCCAACAAGTCCCCTAGTTCCCTCTGCGCTTTATCACCTCTATCAAACCTATCAAATTCGTCGTTCAATCTTCCATAAAACTCATCCTCGTTCTCCACGTCCAAATCTGGATAACGTCCCCTAATACTCTCCAAGAACATATCTCTTTTAGACGTAACAGGCTTATTGTCAATATCATTTTCTGGCATACATTGTTTTTTTAAATTATTCTATACGCAAATATGATAACGATACAAGCCCCCATAACGATAAATCTTACCCGGCAAAGCAGAAATTCGTAACTTTGGTAAAAACAGGTATGATATGAGGAAGAACGGAAGCGTATTCTCCATGATGCGGGAAAGAAACCTTGACCTCCTTAGGGCGTACAGGGAAGCCTTGAACAGGAACATGAGATCAGACAAGGACCTTGTCTATATGGACCTACTTACCGAGACCGTAGCGTCGCAAGCCTCCAGATACTGGGTATCCGTGGAAAGGGCCTCGTCCGTCATATACCAGATGAACAAGGGGGCCATGCCAAAAGGGATGAAGGACAACGCCAAGGTATTCTACAAGTCCTTATTCGAGAAATTCGTCTCGTACCGATCGGATCACCCCAAAATGCCCATAAAGCATATCGTATCCATCATAATAGAGAGTCCCGCCCCATGTTTCGTACTTACGCCCGAGAGCGCCAAGGCCATCATATCTAAAATGAGAAAGGAATGTTACGAGCAAACCATGCGACGATTGCGGCACTGTTTCTGATATACGTGTTACCGCTAGACCCACTAGGTTTCGCCTCCGGGCCGTCATATCCCTTCTGGACGAGGCTGTCATACATGTTCTTCCACGTGAACATATGGCATCTGATCGGGAATTCATACGCCCTGAAGGTAATGCGAATTGGCAAGAGGGAGATTGCACGGTCCTATATCATGGCCGTCCTCGCCTCGTTCTTCTCCACGTCCCCCGTCATCGGGGCGAGCGCCATGATATTCGCCACGTGGGGCGAGCGACTAGCCTCGGCCAAATGGAAAGACCGGGCGATATGGGCGAGCAGTCTTGTCTTATCATACGTCATTCCCGGCATAAGCTGGGAGATACATCTAGCGTCATCGCTGATTGGGTTTTGCTGGATAAAGCTATATAATTTATATCATGACTATAGATTGGTTAGTAGAGGAGAATAACAGGAGGAACGACGAGATGCACGCCCATTTCGACCCTATCAAGGGAGAGAACTCGCCCGGGACAAGAGAGATGGTCGAGATATCCGACATGTACCCATACAAGATGCTCCTGCCAGCCAGCATGCTATCAAACAAGCTAGTTAAAAGAATAATAAGGTATAAATCCATAAGGGCCTTTTGCAAGGTCACCTTCAAGAGGTATGACGAGGAACTTCATGAGAAGGTCGTACGACAGTTCATAAAAGTAAGGAACAAGCATGACTTCCCTTTCTGGGCTTACTCTTTCTGCGAGATAAAGAACAAGGAGGGAGGCAAGAACATCCATTTCAAGCTCAACTATCCACAACGCCTGCTGCTATCCGTGATGGAGAATATGAGATTGGCGGGACTACCCATAAGGATTATCCTGCTAAAGGCCCGGCAATGGGGAGGTTCCACGTTGGTACAGCTATATATAGCGTGGATACAACTATGCCATAAAGAGGCGTGGTACTCCACCATCGTAGCTCAAGACGCGTCCACGTCAAAGAAGATCAAGGCCATGTATAGCAAGATGCTGGAAAAATACCCCACATGGCTGTTGGATCTACCGGATAACGTCACGCTGGGATTCACGCCTTACGAGGGATCGCAATTGGACAGTATCATAACGTACGGGAAAGGTAGTAACGTGGAGAAGGCGAGGGACACGGTCATAACCATAGGTACCTATAACAGCCCAAACTCGGGACGAGGCGGTGACATGAGCTGCGTACATTATTCCGAGGTGGGATTATGGGATGACACGGACGGGAAAACCCCGGAAGATATAATAAGGAGCATATCCTCATCCTTGCTATTGGCCCCGCTTACCGTGGAGGTCATAGAATCCACCGCTAACGGTATGGGAAATTTCTTCTACCGGTCATGTGTCACGGCCAAGAAAGGCAAAAGCAACAGGAGGTTCGTATTCGTCCCATGGTTCAAGATCGAGAGATACGAGCTACCCGTGAAGGACAAGAGGGCATTCGCCAAATGGCTTCTTGACAACAAGGAGAACGACAATCCTCCGGATGGATGCCTAGACTCCGGGAAATATTACTGGAGACTATGGAAGCTGGGGGCTTCCTTCGAGGCTATAAACTGGTATTTAGTCAAGCGGAAGGATTTCATGGAGCACGCGGACATGGCGGCGGAGTTCCCCAGCGATGACGTGGAGGCGTTCAAGAACTCCGGCAACATGGTATTCAGCGTATATCATATAGACAAGCTGAAGGAGGGATGCAAGCCCCCCAAGTATGTCGGGGAAATATCGGGCAAGTCCGTTAAAGGGAAGAGCGCCTTGACAGAGCTGTCATTCAAGGAGGATCATAACGGGTCGCTCAAGGTATGGTCGTTGCCAGACGATCAAGCGAACGTCAAGAATCGTTACCTCGTGATCGTGGATATAGGGGGCCGTGGAAAGAAATCCGATTTCTCGGACATATTGGTGATAGACCGCTATTGGATGATGTTTGGCGGGAAGCCGGAGGTAGTGGCCGAATGGCACGGACACATAGACCATGACCTGTTAGCATGGAAATCCGCCCAGATCGCCAAGTTTTTCGGGAACGCCCTGTTAGTCATAGAGAGCAATACCATAGAGACCAAGGACAACGATACGGACGGAGACCAGTCCGAGTTGATATTCAACCAGATCGGGGACGCTTACGACAACCTGTACGCACGTAAGGCGAGCGAGGCCAAGATACGGGCCGGAAAACTGACGGAATGGGGATTCCACACGAACCGGAACACCAAGCCAATGATCATATCCTATCTCGTGGCATGCCTCCGAGAACAGTCATATATCGAGCGGGATATAGACACGCTGGATGAGATGTCCACGTACGAGAAGAAAGCCAACGGATCGTTCGGGGCCGTGGAAGGCAAGCACGACGACAAGGTCATGACTAGGGCTATAGGACTTTATATATGTTATTGCGACATGGATCTGCCGTCCATCCCCAAGGATAAGTCCCCCGGCGTAAGGCCCCATGGTCCTATCAGCGAGGCTACCATATGACAACCGACAAGTTTTATCGTTACGATTGAACGCCAAGTCCCCATATTCGTCAGAAAAAAGAATCCATGACTAGATTGATCCCTAAATCGAGGATATCACCTATAGATACCGTCAAATACGAGAGACGAAACATGACGGACGGGCGGAACATGCCATTGGTATACCAATGCGCTAGGGCATGGGACAAGCTCGACAAGTTCAGGAAAGAGAGGGACAGGAACAAGAGATATATGTACGGCGACCAATGGGGGGACCTGATCGAGTATTGTGGCCGGATGATCCCGGAGGAGGAATATATAAGGATGCAGGGGAATATCCCCATGACCAACAACCTTATCCGAAGGTTGGCAAGGACCGTCATCGGCGTTTATCGGAACCAGAATAAGACACCCGTGTGCGTGGCGAGGGATCGTGACGAGCAAACGCTGGGAGAGACCATGAGCACCATGCTCGAGTACAACAACAAGATCAACGACATCAAGGAGCTGAACGCAAGGATGTTCGAGGAGTTCCTCATAAGCGGCCTATCCATACAGAAAGAGACCTACGCCCAAAGGGAGAACCGAAGGGAATGCTGGACTGACAACGTCAACCCGAACCTGTTCTTCGTGGACGGCCCCATGAACGACCCCAGACATACCGACATCGAGATGATCGGAGAGATCCATGACGTGACCTTCGGGCAACTCGCCAGCGTATTCGCCAAGGATGACAGGGATTATGAAAGGCTGCAAGATATATACAAGAACGCCCGTGACAAGGACTATATCGCCAAGTTCAACGACACGTTCAAGGGCAACAATTATGACCTTAACGGGTTTATGGCCCCGCAAGACCCCCGCTTATGCCGTGTGATAGAACTATGGACGCTCGAGAGAAGAAAGGCGTTCTGGTGCCACGACTGGCTGAAGGGCGACGCTTACGTGGACAGTTACTCGAACAAGGGGAACATAGACGCTGAGAACGAGGGCCGGCTGGAGGATAACAGGATCAAGGACGAGCTGGGGAATTACGTGCTGGACGAGCTGGGACAACCCACGCTATACATGCCAGAGAGCGAGGTCCCGCTCATAGAGTACGAGTACATGATACAAAGCTACTGGTACTACCGTTATCTTTCACCGTTCGGGGATATACTTGACGAGGGAGAAAGCCCTTATAGCCACGGGAGCCACCCTTACACGATGAAGGCATATCCTTTCGTTGACGGGGAGATACACTCGTTCGTCAGCGACATCATCGACCAGCAAAGGTATATCAACCATTATATCATCCTGAACGATTTCGTGACGAAAGCGAGCGCCAAGGGAGTGCTGGTGGTAGACGAGGCCTCCGTTCCCGATGACATGAGCATAGAGGATATAGCGGACGAGTGGACGAAGTTCAACGGCGTGATCAAGCTGAAACTCAAATCGGGGGCACAGGTCCCCCAGCAGATGATGAACCGGAGCGTGCCGGCAGGGTTGGGAGACATGATAAAATTACAGATGTCCATGATGGAGGACGTATCCGGGGTACAAGGGGCCATGCAGGGGAAACAGCCCACGAGCGGGACAAGCGGAGCCTTATACCAGCAACAAGCGTCCAACGCCAGCAACAGCATCGTGGACTTGCTGGAATCGTTCGCCAGCTTCATCATATCGGGCATGTACAAGAAGTGCAAGAACATCCAGCAATTCTACGACGATAAAAAAATAATAAGGATCGTTGGAAGGAACGGCTATGTCCAATGGGACCCGGAGACCATGGGAGGCGTGGAATTCGACATATCCATATCAGAGAACTACGACACTCCGGTATACAGGGCGTTATCCAACGAGTTGCTATTGCAGTTGCTGAACGCCAAGCAGATATCTATCGAGCAAATGCTCGAGGTGGGAAATTTCCCGTTCGCCGATCAGTTATTGCAATTGATCCAGTCGCAGAAGGAACAATTAGCCGCTCAGCAACAACAAATGATAGCCGGCCAAGGCATCGACGCTATCAATCAACAATTATAAATACCAACATTAAAAAAAGGAGGTTAAAATGTCAAAAGTAAGCAAGGTTAGAAGCGAGCTGGAAATCTTCAAGGATTTATTCAAGAACGGCATGCAGCCCAAGATCGATAATCTGGAAAGTTCCGCCGCCTTAACGGACGTGGTAAACAAGGTTAACAGCATCCTAGCGACCTTGAGAGCCGCGGGTATCATAGCTTCCGAGTAAGCCTGATACAAGAAAGGGGTTGGCAAATAAATGTCACCCCCTTTCTATTTTACTTAATCATATAAGACCTTTCGCCTGTAACACGTAATTCAACCATGACCTCCTCTTTAACGCCCTCTCCTTGGCCGATATGGGATTTTTACCGTTGGCGTATGGCGTATAATAAAAACATTCCCGGTTGAAATCGTTGATCCGTACAGAATGGGCGAAGTAACCGTCCGTCCTGTATTTACGTACCTCCGATCGGTTGCAAGTTATCAACCTATGATCGTAATTAGGGATCACGTAATAGCGCACGTTACGCCTCGAGTACTTCTCCTTGGCCTCCTTTATGGCGTATCGGAGTTGGATGTCCGCCCTCAAGAGGACGAACCATATACGGATTTGCTTGAATATATTATATATCATGATGATTTTCTATGAAATTGTCGTAAATTCACTCAACAAGCCTCCTTATTACCTAAGAACTTGTTCACGAAGTAAACTTGCCCTTTTCCGGTGACCTTAGGCGTGATAGTAGTATGCAGTACCCCATTACTACCGGATCTTACGCCTTTCTTCAACTCAAATAATCCTTGTTCAACATATTGCTGGTTAGGGATATTGTATCTCTCACCATGCTTTCCGAGATATCCGTTGTCACGCATCCATGCGAACAACCTTTTCTCCCCGATGGAATACCCGTTTTGAGCGATCAGCTTGGCTAGCTCACCGATCAGGCAGGAACTGTTCGCCGATTGAACGGCGTTCGTGAAAGCCACGGCAGGAGCGGCCTCGGTTACTTTCCGCTCGGCCTCGATACGCTTTTGTTGTTCCTCTTTAAGGTTTGTGGCCAATTGGATCAAGAAATCGGGCGAGGTCAAGGCTTTCTCCAATGTGTCGTTTGTCATATACGCTCCATGTTTACGGATGGAAGGGAGAACCTCTCCGCATACCCAGTCTTGGAATGGTTCGGCTTGCGGCTTGTCGGATCGCATGATTACCTTGTAGAGGTTCTTTTCATTGACAAAATTCATTTGTTGTTCTCTACCAATCGAATCGGTGACCCCAATCCGAATGGGGGCATCCGTCAGTCTTGATTGTACAGCGTCTACACGCAATCCTAAAATTTTGCAAACATCCGCAAGGCAAAATAAAGGATTCTCACTTGTTCCGGCTACTCTCACTTCACCGAAACGATCGTTCTCAAAAATTTTAATTGCTTCCATATCTTAAAATTTTAATTGTTCGAAATATTTTCTCCCGCAATTTTAGCCATAAGATCAAAACGACTTTGTTATTTTGATTACCTCGTGCGTCCTCCATGAAAAAAGTCGCCCCACACGGCGCAGCGACTCACCATGCAGGGCATTTGACTTCAATATCCTATGTCCGGTCGCTGTCGGACAAGGCAAATATCGGGATACAGGAACGACCGGGAACGATAAATCTTACCCGACGTTAACGACACCGCACGTTATTTACGCTTTAATTCATACTTTAGCGGAAAAGTAACGAGCATGGCGAAGAAGATCATAATACGAAAACCGCTGGACAGGTGGGGCAACCAGATATCATACGTAACCACCTCATCCTCCGTATATGACAAGGAAGGAAACAATCTCGACCAGCTATTGGCAAAGATAGATACGGAATACGTGAGGAAAACATCCATAACCCAAGAGCTGGGGGAATCGGAAGATCTGGTGATGGGGCAAAAAGGGATCACTATGGAGATCAACAGGATAGACCAAAGCGTGGTCGAAATGGGATCGTCTATCTCATCGCTAGGGATCTCCCTGAAAGACTTAGAGGAAAGGGTCTCCACGCTTGAAAATACACCTGCCACATAAACAAAAAATAAGCAATCTCTCGTTTAAATAAACAAAAATCGTATATTCGCGCTGTCACCGATATAGAATATAAGACGTGACACACATTGTGGCGTTAAAGATATCGTCTCCTATAAAGACCTAAATTCCCCAAATTTATAAACATAACAGGGAGCCGATAGCAACAATACGCCCACGTTATTTGTATATATAATCTATATATAAGACGTGGGCCGTTGCTTACTACCTGTTATGTTGGCGTGGGGACGCCGGGTCTTGGTAGTTGTGACGGCGCCACGTTTTTTTATGCGTATATGGTATGTTATATATTTATAACCCCTTATGGCTCTCATCCGTGATGGACCGGAGTCATTACTTAAAGATATTACACTAGGTTGTATTCATAAAATAAATTTATCAAAGTCATACCGCTCTTTCGTGAGAACCAGAGGTATATTTATGTCAAGGGAATAGCTTTGGAGGATGGGGGCACACTCCTTTCCTTATGGCATAAAATATAGTTTGAATAAATATTTCCAGCTTCCCTTGGGTGGTATTGGGAAGCATTTTAAGACGGATATACCCACCGTTGCTATTCCGGGAGGATCGGCAATGATGATTAAGTATGTCTTTGTTTAGATATGGATTTAGATATTCAAACGCTCTCGTTCGTGAGAATCGGATCGTTTAAGGTTGTCTGAAAACCATTCATATAGATTATAGTTAAATAATAAAAACTCCCTTGTCCGTGAGGATTTGGGGAGTTTTCTATTTTTTACTATTCCTCGGGATAACACTAAAAGCAAAATATGCTGCAAAACATGCCTCCTGCGGGATAACGGATGTGAAGATTGGGTAATTTTGCAAAAAAATCTAAATACATAAAACATGAGCGAGGAAACATACAGGATATTCAAGGTGATTTTGATGTTCATATTTGCTTTCATAGCATGGAATTACGTGCAGACACAAAGGTACTCAAGCGTCAATGAATACATTCTAGTAGATAAGATATCCCAAAAAGCACTCATCCTAGATCAAAGCACTCATAAATTTGAATGACTATGAATTACTACGATATACTATCAATTAAGAGAGACGCTACATTAGAAGAGATACAAAAAGCGTATAAAGAAAAATCATTCCAGTTTCATCCCGACTTCAACAAAGGAATCAGTGACGATAGCATGTTCCGTATAATTAAAGAGGCGTATGAGACATTATCTGACACTGAAAAGAGAAATCAATACGATGCATCGTTGAACAAGACAGATCAGGCACCAAGCGAAAATAATAATAGAAATAATGATATGTTTATAAAAGATCATCTTAAACATACAGAAGGCGATCTGGTTAAACATTATACGATTTTAAATGAGGTAAATTCAAAGAAAGCAGAACCAGATAAACCATCTAAGTTGGCATTTTTGAAAAATAAGGAATGGATCATACTATATATTCTATTTTTAATAATTTATCTATACGATATAAGCAAGGAAAAACCACAAAGCATAGGTCATTACATATTTTTAACATCCACTCCTCTAGGATATACACTGGGAGCATTCTTTATTTCATCATTAGCAGTCTTATTCAAGTTGATATTTAGACAAAAAACCTCCTTAAAGGAATTTGCTTACATATCAATAATTGTTCTTTTGCTAGGGCTTCTTGGTAATATATTTCAATAAAATGAAAAAATTATACATAGCGGGTGACACCAAACGCCACCCGCTATCTTTTCACTCATCTGAATCCTCAAATATCTCCAACGCCCGTAGCTTCAGCTCGTACACTTGGTTCTCCAGAGAATCATTATCGCTACCTACCTCACGAAGGAACCTTTCCATATCGGATATGGCTCTCACGTATTGAGATAATTCTTGAGATTTCTTGAAATCATCACTTTTCATAAACTTCTCAAGTTTTACGATATATTCTGCCCTGTCAAGAATATTGATAGATGGGTCCATGGACTTCTCTAGATACCCTTTGTAATCATGATCCATTTCCGAGACAAAGTCTACGACCTTCTTGTTATATATGGAATTCATCCGGCTCAGCTTCAAATCCTTGTCCCCTCCGGTCAAGAAACGGCTTAACAGTGGATAACGACTCACTGGCATATCTCCATCCTCTCCGGACAGTATATCAAGGACTAAATCAGACACCCCCAAGGCTACGGTACCAAAACCTCCCGTATATCCAGAAAAAATGTTCTGCCAAGTAGCCGGATTAAAGCTCAGACCTCTCTTGACATCGTCGCCACCCGTCAACGAGTTAAGCGCCCTCGACAACTCGACCATGGTGGTACTGGTACTCCTGTAGACCTTAGTGTACTCCGGATCATAATCATTAGCCTTATTCATCGAGGTCTTATAGATAGGATTACCCATAAAATTCACGTTAGAGGCGTTTTGGGCGATAGGCTGAACCACCGTAGGCAGGAGATTTAGAGCGAACTTCCAACTATCATACTCCCAGTTTATGTTTAACGGGGATACCATATCAATCCCTGTCTTAACGACATCCATAGCCTCCACTTCCCTTTTACCAGATAATTGCCCGGCAATTATATCTCCGATCTTGAAATAATTGGCAAGCTCCGGAGATAACGGAATCTTGAGCCAACGACCATGAGTCAAACGAATACATATATTATTCTGTCTCTCATAATCGCTCAATGAATCAAAATAATCCCTATCATCATCATCATCGCTATCCCATCCCAGATAAGCGAAGAGCATAGGCATAAACAGATTATTAAGCAACGAGACAGACGATCCCATGAATATTAGTGGGGCTATACGGGAACTTATTCCTTTAATTGGATGATTTCTCAGCATGGAATATTCCTTATACATGCTTTGAACGGCGGCGTTAAAGAACAACACCCAATCTCTTCCATACTCAGATATCCACGCCGCTGTGTTAATATACCATTTATCGCTCTTCGTTTTCTTTCCGGCACCTTTCTTGTTAAAGTTAACCGATACCTCCTTGGCATCATTGATTGACCGATCAATGGATCTTCCATGTTCCCGGCTCGTCTTATACGCCGCATATCGGTTCACGAGTTCCGCTACGTTACCCATGAACTCAAAGCACTCAAATACAGTAGAGACTAGTTCTTTGGGGGATAACTTCCCAATATTACCATCCGAAAGTTTCTCTAGCTTGTTCGCTAAATCCTTGGCGTATTCCTTTTGCGTCTCCACGAACGTATATCCAGTAGCCCCTCCATTATCCATGAACTCCTTAAATATTGCCTGTTCCTTATCAGAAATATCGATCTCTCCCCTTCTGTATTTATACAGATTACGACCTAAACTCCGAAGTCCAAATAACGCTCGCCTCTGGTTCCCTGAAAAATCCTTGAAATACCTAAAGTTCTCCGTCACAAACACGGAGTTATTGGCATAAGGCGTATCTCTTATCAAGTTGGCAAACGAGAACGCCACGTTCTTGGACGTAAAAGCTCCAGCCATAAATGTTTTCAAGTTCCTAGCTACGACGTAAGCGAGATCATCCTTCACGTCCGGATTAGTCAATCCATTTACCGCTTGCGCCAATCGGGGATTGCCATTAACGGTCATGACATACCTGTTACCTCCCACGAAAACCTGTACCTGATGCTGGCTTCTCTGGTCATACAATGTTTTATATGGTATATCCGATCGACCTCCTTTAATCAGCTCAGCCTTACCTTCCTCTCTAAGCTCTCTCATCATTTCCTCATGATCTTTCACCGCCTTGGCCACTTCCTCGCCAGAAGCGTTATCCGGTATTTGCGGAATGGACTCCACCCATTCCTGATTTTCCTCGGTACCGACATTTCGAACCCAGATATTATCTATGGTAATAAGACCGCCAGTGTCATGATTGCTAGCTAAATTGAGAAAACGTTGTTTCGCCAAGTTCCTATTTCCTGCGGTAATAGATCCGTATCCAACGTGTATCAAACCAGCGAAAGGATTATCAGCCTCAGAGATACGTCCTTTTGCGGTTTTCACTGGGTTTCCCATCTTTATCTCCGTAGCGTCTATGTAATCATAAACATCGGAGGCTATATTATCGGAGAAACCTCTCAACGGGATAAAGTACTTAAACCGGGAAAGGTTCTTATCCATATAGGACTTGCTTATCAGCCCAGACTCATACTGCCTCCTTAACGTATACTCTGACACGTTATGAACCTTATCCCATAGATTATCGACTAAAACCATATTGTGGGTAGACTCATAATCTCTCACGAAATCATAAGCGTCAGAAAGCCATTTATCTTTATTCGCTCCATCCTCCGAAGGCTTAAACACTGAAGACAAACCACTATAGTCCTTTCCTAGAATCACACCATAAGAATTATCGCCTAACTTCCATTGGAATGACAATGCCTCTCGATCCAACTCCTTTTGTTCCTCGTCCCACGCTAGATCCTTATTAAGGACATCTTTCTTTGAATCTTCCCACCTATCAATCAACGTTCCGGTCACCTTTTCTTTATATTTATCCATCTCCTTGTTATAGATCTCGGATTTGACAAATGATTTCCGATAATCGGCGGCTATCTCAGCAGAACGCTCAGCCTTACCTTTATCAACACCTTTCTTTAGTTCCTTGCCAAGAACCTTGTCATACGTCTTTTTGTAAGCCTCACTCCCCTTTTCCTCCGCAACCTTTTCCGCTGTTTTTTTAGCGTTTTTAAGATCAGAGTCGGAAATAACCCCCATTTTAGACAAAGCGTCCACGTCAAACGCCTTAAGAGTTTCTATACCATCCCTTACGGACATATCACGGTTTCTCTCGATACCGTGTTTAGATTGTACATATTTAACCAAATCCCTTAATGGCCCTTTAGACCAATCCCAAGTTATTCTTAAACCTTTCTTAGATACCTCAGAAGCATCACCTATCAATGCCCTTATAGCCTCATTCAAAGGATTCAGGAATTTAGAGTCGAAACTATCCATATCCGCCTTATTCTTTGAAGACAAAGCTATAAGGGCGTAATATGGATTCTCATAGTCCAGTATCTTCGATTTGGTTTTCTTGGCCAATAATTTCAAGAACTCATCTATAGCTGTTAAAGAGTCAACCATAGCCTCTTTGAACTTAAAACTGTCGGAAGATGCCACTTTATCCCAAGCGTCAACCATTTCCTTATTCAAAGGTTCTTCATTCTCCACTTCTGTTTTCGCTTCCCTAAACCGAACAGAAAAATCCCCGATACCCAAATCATTCCTCATTACCGTATCCTCGGCCACATCCATCAAGTTCCCTTGCTCCAAGTTCTTGTAGCTTCTCCAGAGGATATAACGAAGGTCATTATCCGATAACTTGAAATCAAGGCTAATACCGGCCTTTCTCAGCATATCAAGAAAAGCGTCCTTGATCTTTTCCCATAACGAACGCTCGGCCTTGTTATCGAAACCACGTTCCGCTAATTCAGCGATGTATTCCTCTGTAGCCTCACGCAAGTTAAGAGGATTGCCTTTAGTCCGGTCTATGATATTTTTCCGGATATCCTCGTTGGCGTTCCGATACACGTTATCAAGGAAAGTATCGAAATCATCCCCGAATAGCTCACGTAACCCATGATGCCCTACCACCTCATGGAGGAAAGTCCTTTGAGCGTCACCTACGGACGTGGAATTAGGTGATACTATGACTATCTCCCCGGTAGAAGTATCATACCAGCCTTTGGAATCTCTCTTACGGGCCAACATATTCTCATCCGTATCGGTTATATCGTCCACGTCATGGATTACCCTGACAGGGGTATTAAGCTTGTTTGACCAATCGTTGATTGAGGATTCAATAGTTTCAGCATTATTTAAATTAGCAGCGCCTTTATCACCTATAGAACGAAAACGAACGCCATCAATTTCTGAGGCCTGCTTAACAGCCTCATTTCTCGATATCTCATCATCGGCTTTATAAGTGAATATTTTCAAACCCGCATCGTATATCGCCTTACGGATGTCACCATCTACGTTATCCGGGACTACAGCGGCAGCAAATTCCTCCAAATATACAGGACGTTCAAACTTAGTCTCGAAGTACATTGCCGGATACTCATTCCTTATGGCATCCACCATCTCATTCAATGTCTTCACATCCTCATCAGAAAAATCTATCCCATATTCTTCCTTTATATATTTTTGAGGGTCTTTGCTTCGTGCCGCTTCCGCCAACCTATATAGACCGTAGTCGTCATATCCTTTGGCATCCGGTTGCAATTTTTCTCCTAACTCATGAAATACCTTAGACCATTTATCCCTGAAAGCGTCAACGTCAGCATGATCCGTAGTCAGCTTCCCTTTATCCTTGCGTATATCTTTCAGTGAGCCTTTAGCATCCAGCAAACTCGCAGCGAAATTTTGGAACGACGCACCTATTCCGACAGATGCGCTTCTTCCTTGCTTCTTCATAAACTTGGATACGTTCTCCAAGGTGTTAGGAATGTACTTTCTTATACCGGAAGGAGTAAATCCGTTAAAAATAATTTCTTTTATCCCGTACCTTTCATTCAATTTATCGAGCCACTTGTTAAAATCGCCTCGCATTCCATTTTCTTCTATGAAATTCCATGAATCGCGCATTGTTCCGTGAGCATCAACCTTGTCGGAATTGCTTATGTCATCACGTACTGATTTCATGAAGCTTTCTACCGCAGAGTAATCAAATCCATACTTATCGATTCGTTCAAGATCCGTCTTACGTTTCTCGTAGAGGATTGATCTTGGATTCATTTTACCTATAGCTTCTTCAAGCTTGGCTCTACGAAGTTTTATCGCCTCATTGTAACCTTCCGTACTAAATCCTTTATATTCCATATAGGCATCTTTCAGACGGGACAATTGCTTGTCAGACAAACCACTCATGGAGAACGATCCATTTGTGGCATCTTCAACTTCGGTTCTTGTTTTCTCCGGATATGAAGGCTTTGTACGGGCTATTTCCGGAGCTTTACCTTGCTCATATAAATACATATAAGCAAGACTATCCTCGCCTCTTCCATCCATATAGCTGTCCATCCCACTTTTGGTTGTCGACCGCATTTCCTCTGGAAGTTTTTGCAAGTCTTTTGAAAATGCGTCACTGCCTTTCCCTGAAAACTGCCTCTCTATAGTTGGATAAATGGGTGTCCATGCGTCTTGACTCCAAGTACCAGCATTTTTTCCAGTACGTTTCTCTATCATGGAAGAGGGAAGTACAAGCGATATGGAACCATAGCCAGTATGCGATTGTCTGGATATGTCTATCACGGCCGCACTCGGATTGGCGAAGCCTCCTTGTCTCAATGCTTTTCGAAGTTTTTCTTCACTGATATTATGTAACCCAACCAAGGACTTTTCGCCATTCTTATCTTTTACTTCTCGGAAACGGATACCACTATCCGGCCTTATCTCCTCAAAAGTGGGCTTTACCCTTATAACATGTTCACCCTCCCCTCGCTTATTAACTAGTTTACCGTTCTCATCTTTCACCAAGGTCAATGGATCGGTATAGTTAAACCGCCTTACGATCTCATAAACACCATCATCACCAATATTAGAAATCTCATAGATAGAGTTGTTTACCCTTGCCTCTTTCAATCCACTCTCCAGAAACGCTTTTATATGCTTCCGCTCTGCGGAGGTTATATAATCGTCTTTATCAACCAAAGACAATTTCTTTACTTTTCGGGGGGCAATATCTTCCTCCCGTTTAATTCCTTTATATTCAGAGAACGGTTTGGTCTTCCGGATTGAAGAATCAATCCATTTCTTGAACTCATCCAACGCTACCCCGGTAATGTTGCCTAACCCTTGCCAACCTTCCCCATAGTTTGACAAGTAAGCGGACCTTGCGTCTTCCAAGGAAGAGAATCCCATCATAACCTTATGCTCATCGAATGAGCCATCAGTATTCACCTGATCCACGACATACACCATGTCACTATTCATATCCGGACCTAGGAATACGTCTATATGATCACCATCCACACTTTCAGTGCCTCGAATGTAACCGTAAGTGTTGTTCATGGTAACAGACCACTCTTTTCCATTAGCATCCTTACCGGAACGGACGGAACCGGCGGGCTGTTCTATGGTGACATCGAAACCGTTTATCTTTATATGGCCTTTCTTGTAATTCCCGGCCTCTTTCTGCGCCTCGGAAGGGTTAGTATTAACCTTTAGCTCCTCATCGTGCAATCTCTTAGCCTCAACTATGCGCTCGGCATAGTCCAATGGGTTCTCACTCTCCTTTGGGGAAGGGGCGACAAAAGGAACTAGTCCCCTTGATGAGCCTTCTTGTGTAGCTCCATCCGTGCGATCAATGTCGGGGCCAGCCGATTCTCTTCCCTCAACCTCTCCAGTTCCCCCGGTCTGATCAAGTTGTTCTCTTGGCAGTACCTCGCCGCCTCCCTCGCGTAAGCCATCGCCTCCGCTTTCGTCATTTCCTTCAATGTTTTCATTTTCTATCGGTTTATTTTGCGCTAAGATAGCGTCTATTTCATTTTGTTCGTCAATTATGGCCTGTATTTCATCCACGATTTGCGAATCAAGCTCGCCTCGCTCCTCATCAGTCAATTGTTTCTCCGAGAAATCACGTACCATGCCTTCCTCATACGCCTCGTATTCTTCCGGGGACATTTGATAATTCTCCTCGCACCACTCAGCGTAAGCGTTGTACTCGGCCTGTCTCTCACGCTCAGCGATCGCCTCACGGTTCCTCTTGACATAATCGATCAAGTCTCCACGTGTATGAGCGGAAGACAAGACCTCTATGATAGCGTCCCTTCCGGCGTTCGTATCGTTCTCATCGAAGAAGTTCGTACCATTCTCCTTATCGGCAAGCTCCAATATCTCACCCGCCCTCTCTATATTAACACCGCCTTTCTCCGGAGAAGCGAACAATCCGAACATCCTCGCTGTCTCATTATTCCCGGCACCCGTCTCTTTCTTGTAAGTGTCACGTGTCAATTTGATCGCCCCATTAGCCAGCATCATGGCCGCAAGCTCCTCTCCGCTCATAGGATCACCCATCACGGAGATCTCCTTCGCTATGACATCACCCGGCTTCTTGCTGGCCTCCTTGATATCATCATCAAGATTAGCCCAGAAATCAGCCTCGACCTTGATCGCATCATACTCTTGTCTGGCTTTGATCAGTGCGGCCTCGACCTTATCCTCTTTTCCGATAGGGGCATTGTCATATGCCTCTTGCGCCTTTTCCAAGGCATCAGACGCTTTTTTAAGGATTTCATCGAAAGACTTTCTCGTCACCTCGATCTTCCTTGGCATCTTCTCTCCGTATTTATCATGGAGGAAATCCAAGGCCATATCCGTTCCTGATGATACGAAATCGGGTGTACCATCTTCTCGCATGACCATGGAAGGATTCTCTACATTGCTAGGTTGTGCTATCTGATCAATGGCACCTTCCGTCTCAATCTCACTCGTTGGCTGGTTGATCGCATCTTCCACGGGAGGTGCAGAGGTTATCTCAGCATCAGCACTTGCAACACTATCATCCTCTAGCGACACCTCATTAGCTTGCTGAGAATCGTACATGGCATCTTGAAGAGCAAGAATATCCCTCTCCGTAATAGGCATAGCCGGAGCTGATCCCGCCTTCGGCGCTACCTGTCCTGTCTCCTTGTCCAAAGCCGCAGGCTGAGCGATCCAATCACCGTTCTCATCTTGTCCTTGAAGGATAAATGCGTTATCCCCGTTCCATATGACCAATCCCGGCTTGGGTAATTGCGTCTTGGGATTATGATTCATGGCCATATCAAGTTCGGACTGGCGAGTAACCAATAATTGTTGACGATAAGAGTTCCTTATTTGTTCCACGTCATTTTCCTCTATATCGCTCAAACTACTCATAGGAACCATACGATTATTTCCGTTATCCGAGATAATGACGTTATCCCCATTTATGCTCCTTATATAAACTTTCTTGTTCTCAAGTCCTTCCTTGAACGTAGCGGTAGATATGACTTGTCTCCCATTAGGACTTATCGATACATAGGGGATAATATTATCAGACATATAAGAATCCACTTCGTTATTAATATTTTCTATCGATTTATCTTCTACCCCTTTAATTTTCTGGGTGTTAATATAGAAATCATAAGCTAATTCTCTTGTCTCATTATCTACACCTTTAAGCATCTCATTTATTTGGTTCTCACTCGCTCCATTATCTATATACTGCTCCATTCTTATAGCCAAATTTGGATTTTTTTCTGTTAGAGCAGTCCTCGAAGCTTCCATTTGTAAGGATAAATCCCTAAAATCTCCCTTATCACTCATATTACGTCCTTGCTCAAAGGCATCGTCAATTATAGACTTAGTGAATTGAGGAGTAGTATTAACGCCTTGATCTGTTTTAGATGAATTAGTAGAAGGTTCTGGAGAAGACATTTTATTATACTTGTAATTATCATACTTATTCTTCCCATATCCGATCAAACCTATTGGAGCGCCACCAGCAACTCCATATCCGAAAGCCTCAAATACGCCATCAGATATATTTTTATCGGGATCAGCCCCGGTTACCTTGTCCGTAATATTCTCCGCAATCTGCGAAGCGGCCTCCGTGACACCTTCCCATACGGGTGCAAACAATAATCCCGCATCTTTATAAGCCTTGCCAAGCATATTCTCTATGGCTCCAGCTAGTTCTTTTTGAGCGACATCCTTTCCCTTTGAGTTATATACGCCTTTAAGCCATTTAACCGCCGGACCCAATGAAAGTTTCTCGGATAATAATTCAAAAGCGGATGTAGATATGGCATTGACCCTCTTTGCCAATTCTGGCATATCCGGATTTGACTCATCGAGTTGATCCAGCTTATCCGAATATACGGAGGCTCCCATCAAACCGGCCGCGCTAGTTCCACCTGTAGCCATAGCTGCAGCTATTTGTGGAATGATCATAGAACCTCCTTCCATGAACAAGTTGCTAATTGATCCGGTGTAATCACCTTCTTTCCATAGATCCGTGAAACTCTTCTCTTTGTGCCTATCACCCTTATCCATGAGTTTTTGACCAGCCTCCTTAAGCAATTTAGCAGAGTCACCAAACATTCCTCCATAAGTACCAAGGCCCATATTAGAGACATCTTTTGCCGCCTTATCCAAGAAACCGAATCCTCCACCTAAAAGATTCAATCCTTGGCCTCCGGTACGCTGAATGAAATCCGCAACCCAACTATTCATGAAAGAAGAATCCTTCTCATACTCCGTAGGAGGTGGAGGAGTAGCGGTCTCAATCTTTCCTTTTTTACGCAAGGACTCAAAATTATAATCAGGTGAGTTCGTCCACGGATTAACGTATTCCGATTGATCCTTCATAGGCACGTCAGCCTCTTGTCTTAAAGCGATAGGAGCAGGATTAGCTCTTGACTGAGAAACGTAATCTTTCCTTTCAACGGGCGAATACCCTAGGGCACTCTCAAATTTGGAGAAATCGCCTATCTCAGAGAAATAATCATCCTGCATCAGATGATCATAAACCAATTTTCTTTTCCCAGAATCTTTCATTTTCCCCTCAAAGTTTGAGAAATCACCAAGACCAGTATAGCCCCGGCTTATCATCGTATCATATAAATGTTTTATGTTAGAGTCCATGAATCCACTTGTATTTTTCGTTTACGCTTTCTTTTGCATCATCATTCAGATTGATATTCTTATAACTATCAGAACGATCCTCAAGCATGCCTTTCAGCATTGGATACAGTTCCGGGAAATCAGCTAGCCGTCTACCAACTATCGCTCTCGCTTTGCTTATCTGATCACCGCCCTCACCCATCACAAGTTTAATATCATCTATATCTGATAATTTTAGATTCTCTTTTTCTTCCTTGGTCAAGGAAGAGTCTTGCTCAATTTCTTTATTTTTTTTAGCAATCAAATCCTTCATGGCTTGATAGGCCGCTGTAACAAATCCGTCCACCTTATCTCTAGGTATACGAAACTCTTCATTATCTCGACCAAACAGTACAATATCCTTCGTTCCTCCAGAACCACCAGATCTTATGTTAGCGACCTTTATCTGGTTCGCTCGGTTCGCCGCCTCTTCCTTGGATCGGTTCTCTGCCTTGAATTGCTCCGTAGCCATTCTGTTCGCTTGCCTGTACGCCTCCAATGTCATTGCGTTAGCTTGCTTTTGATCGATCTCGCCCTTCCTTATCCTAGCGTCAATATCCTTCAAGGCCAGCTTCAAACGATAATCCCTCTGCGCCTTTTGCCTAGCCGCCTCCAGATCACGTTGATAGGCTATCTCACCCATCTTGGCGTTCGTGAGCAACGTATCGTATTTCCTCTTCAAGGCGTTTCTCCTTTCCGTTATCTCACGTTGCCTAGCGTCAAGGGGAGCGAGATTGTTCACGACCACGGGACTCGATCCCTTGGCCGTCCCCACCATTCCGGCGATGTTGCTTATCAGGTCGCTTATCCCCGTTATGGCACGGCTCGCCCGGTCGTTCCTCTCACGTCTCGCCCTTTGCTCGCCCGTCTCGTACTCGGGATCGCTCGTACGCATCATCTCGATAATCTCCTCCGTGGAGTAAGGATCACGCTTACCCGCCTTGATCGCCTCGCTTTGTATGTTCCAATATCCTTGCGGGGTTATCTCACCCGTGTTAATGGCTTGCTCGGCTGTCATATCCGCGAACTTGTCATACATGGACAACGGGGTTGCCTCTGGTTTCACCGGCGCTTGCGTTAAAGATGGGGCCTGCAACGGGGCGGTCCCCACATCCGGTATAGCCGTTCCCACCGTACCGGGAACAGGTGCCGGAGATTGTACTTGAGGCTGTGGTTGCGCCACGGGCTGGGATACAGGTACCTGTGCCGGCACGCTCGCACCGGACGTAGCTTGAGGAGCCACGGCTTGTGCGTTTCTCCTCCTCTCTTCCTCTACTAAATCTATTCTTCCAGCCATATCACTTCACTCCCGCCCATTTACCAAGTTTTGTGCTCCTTAAAACGCCATCGCCAAAAGCGTCTCCAAGACCTCCAGCCGCCGTAGCCAATCCCGCCGCTTGCGTGGCCACGTTCGCCGCCTTTTTAGAGTTTAAATCCATCTCCGCTTGGTTGAATGCGGTCTGCTGGTTGACATAATTGTTACGCACACCCTCCTTATAAGCCTCGGCTTGGCCTACGATATCGCTAGTCACGTCCCCCAAGACCTCGTTGGCCGCTTGTTTCTGCAAGGCCACGGACTCATCAGACGCGCCCGCAACGGCG